ATATAATATTTAATAAAAATAAAAAAAGAAAGATTAGAAAAGTTCCATTTATGGTGGAATTTGAAATCCCTTCTTTTAATGTTCAAATAAATACAGTAGAAAATGTTAGTAAACGTAGAAAAAATTAATTTTAATCTTGATTCATATCCTATTTCCTTTATGTATTCAAAATTTTTAAATATTTATTCAGGAATATTAAATAATTTATATTTAGTTTGCAATAAGAGTACTGAAGGATATGCTCCTTTATTAGGAATAAATAATCTTTCTATAAGGAGTTATTCAGATTTTGAATATTATTTTAAAGATATTAATAATAAATTAAGTCTTAATATCAATGCGGAATATACAAATCATGTAGATAGAGAACTTCCTAAGTACTTAAAAGATGTCTTACTTTCTAGTCATTATTTAACAAACTCGAATTTAAATTACGATGTAAGTTCAGATTATCAATTACCTATTAAAAATTCTATAAAAACACAAATTAAAAAATATTTATATTCTTCTGTTTGTAATTATTCTAGTATTTTTAATTTAAATAGAACTGAATCAATATCTATTGAGTCTTTATTATCTTCTTATATTAATTTAACCTCGGTCAATAATATTAACCATGCTCTTATAGGAAATGGAGTTTTTTTAGTTAGATGTTTTATAGATAATAAAAGTATCTATATTCCTGTTATTCATTTAGAAATAAAAAAAGAATATGTTCCTTATTATAGATTAGCATATATAATGAATAGACCTATATCTTTAAAATTTTTTAAAGTTCACGTTTTAAATTTAACAGAAGATTCTAAATTAATGGAATATATTAAAAATTATATCGGTACTTATAGATTAGTAAAAGATCTTAAAAAAATTATAAATTTAGACTGGGGAGAAGTTATTGAGCATTCTGAAGAAGAAATGAGAGAATTTTACGGAAAAAAGTTTACAGAGAATATAAAAATTCCTATAAATAAACAAAAAGAATTTAAAAAAGCTATTTTAAGTAATTTTATAAATGCGAAAAAAAATAAATTTGTCGAGACTCATCCTGACATTTTTAAGCATATATGCAATTAAATATTTAATATAAAAAAGGAGGACTATAAAAGTTCTCTTTTTTTTTTAACTCAAAAATGAAAAAAGAAAGATTATGTATTATAGATGCGGATAGCTTATTGTATTATACAATGGGAGCAAATTCGTTAGAAGAAGCTATATCAGATATAGATTCTAGAATAATAGATATTCTCGAAAAATGTAAATCAAAGACTTATATATTATGTATAACAGAAAATAATTGTTTTAGGTACGATTTAGCTACTATTAGACCGTACAAAGGAAATAGAAAGAAAGGAAATAAGCCTATTATATTTTATGCCTTAAGACAGCATTTAAAACAGAAATATTTAGCTTATTCAGATAAAAGATTAGAAGCAGACGATGCCGTTGCTTTTTTTAAAAAAAAATTAGAAGATACTTATGATATAATTATTTGCAGTCCAGATAAAGATGTTAGAGAAACTGTAGAAGGTAAACATTATGATTACAGTAAAAATAAATTTACTACTACTAGTTTAACGGAAGCGTGTAAATTTTTATTTACTCAAACTTTAACTGGAGACAGTACTGATAATATTCAAGGAGTTCCAGGAGTAGGAACAGTTAAGGCAAATAAATTATTAAGTAAAGCGCAAGGTTCTATTTTTGGAGCTACCTTAGACGTTTATATAGAAGAATTTGGATTAGCTCAAGGAGTTTATAGATTTCAAGAAAATTTTAGATTAGTATATTTACTTAGAACAGACGAAGACATGTTAAGAGAAATAGGATTAGTACCGTCTATACCTAAAGTTCAAACTATAAATTTAAAAACTTCTAATGGAGATGACAAAGAATATAGCCAGTTTTAGTTGTAATAAAACTAACGAGAGAGAATTTAGTATTCTAGATTCTAAAAAAGAAATAAAACCTATAATTAAACTAGGAGATATAGTGGCTATAGATATAGGTTCTGCAGTATTTAAAATAGGAGATTTATGGATGCATAAAAAATCTCCTTACAAAATATATAAGATACGAAAAACTTCTACTACTTATGGAGCTGTTATTTACACTTTAATTATAGCTCCAGATACAAAATCTAATATATTTATTCTTCCTATGTTAGGAGGAGTAAGAAAAGACTATTTATATAATAAAAACTATATAAATTGTTATTTGGCTTGTCAGTCTACTTATAAAAATTATGACAAAATTATACTTTCTTATAGATTTTCTGGAAGTACAGAGTTTAGTAATTTTGAAGATTTAATAAGTAAGCATCCTTTGTATTCAGGAGAATATGAACCAGATTCTTATCATATTAATTACGTTTTCGATATACCAGAACAACATAAAGAAGATTATAAATATTTTCTAGATGGAAAATATTCTGAATTTACAGAAGATTATAAAAAACAAATATTATCATTTCACAATTTTACCTCTACAGGTTCTACTGGTGGAATTTTATATAAATCAAAAGAAAGAAGAGAAGCTTTAATAAATCAATTATTTGACAGAGTTGATAGAGATCAATTTCCTAAAAATGCTGAATTATTAAGCATTCCTCTATTAAAAGAAGAAACATTTTTAAATGCATATAAAATAGATAATTATGAACCAAACTCAATTGGAGGAATTATTCCGAGAGAAATTTAATACTTGGTACGAACCTCTCAAAGAGTTTATTCACACTGAAGAATTTCTTAAGATAGGAACTCAAGTTAATATTAGATCTAATCAAACCATTGTGTATCCTAAAAAGCCTGATATATTTAAGGCTTTTAAAGATACTTCTTGGAATGAGACTAGAGTTGTTATATTAGGAGAATCTCCTTATTGCACTCCTAAGTACGCTTCAGGTTTAGCATTTGGAGTTTCTCATGATCTTATTAATTCTTTAAATCCTTTTCCTCCTTTGTTAGAAAATATTGTCACAGAAGTTGAGCAAGATCTTTATGACGGCTTAAATTTCATAGACTATACTTTAGAACATTGGAGCGAACAAGGTGTGTTAATGTTAAATACAGCTTTAACAGTAGAAGAAAATAAACCTGGATCACATAAAATTCTTTGGAAACCTTTTATTGAATATGTTGTTAAAACTATTTCAGAAAATAAACCAGGAACTATATGGTTATTATGGGGAGACAATGCTAAAAGTTATAAAACTTTTATTAATTCTGAAACTAATCACATATTAGAATCAGGATCTCCTTCTCCTTTATCTGCTAATAAAGGAACTTGGTTCGGAAATAAGCATTTTAGTAAAACTAACGAGATCTTAGAAGCAGCTAATGGTCCCGAATTTAAAATTAAATGGTAATGAGTTGTAGAAATTACGACGATTGGAGATTATCCAATCCATATGATGAGGCTTATGAAGCTGAAAGAAGATTAGCTGATTTTGAAGCCGAAGAAGAACTTGCTGATATGATGAAAGATCAAAGACAGTTAGATGAAAAAGAGAAGGACGATGAAAAATAATTTAATTGGAATATCTGGAAAAATAGGTTCAGGTAAAGATACTGTAGGTAAGATATTGCAATGCATAAGTTCTTACAATAGACCTAACTCAGATTGGGTAAAAGAGTATACTTTAGATAGATTTATTAAAGAAAGATTAGAAAATATGTCTAATTCTCAATCAAGCTACCAAATCAAAAAGTTTGCAGATAAACTTAAAGATATAGTATGTCTTTTATTAGGTTGTACTAGAGAACAACTAGAAGATAGAGAATTTAAAGAAAAAGAACTTGGGGAAGAATGGAAAGTTACAAAAAATATGTTTTGTGATATGGATTCTTGTGGACTATGTAATTGTAAAGACGAAGTGCTTACACCTAGAAAACTTCTTCAATTAATAGGTACAGAATGTGGTAGACAAATTATCCATCCTAATATTTGGGTAAATGCTTTGTTTGCTGATTATGGCAAACCTATTTTAAATAGATGGGATGATAAAGGAAACAATATGCCAGCTTCTTGGATAATTAGTGATGTTAGATTTCCTAATGAGGTTGAAGCTATTAAAGCTAAAGGGGGTATTATTATTAGAGTTGAAAGAAATAATTTCTTTTACGACGAAAAAGGTAAAAAATGTTTAAAAATTGACAATCACCCTTCTGAAACTGCTCTTGATGATTATAAAGACTTTGATTATACTATTGATAATAATGGTACAATTGAAGAATTAATTCAAAAAATAAAAAAAATATTATAATGGCACTTAAAAAATATGAAGTAGATGCTGTGGTTAACACTATTATGAAAATAGTAAATAATCACAACAATCAAATAAATATAGATGACGAAACAATTACTAAGGTAGGTTGTAACGAATCTGCAACATTTAAAAAGTTAATAGCTGTAGAAAAGAAAATTGATAAATTACATAAAGAACAAAACAATCTTACTCAAGAATTAGCTTCTGAGATAGGTACGGATTATTATGGAAGATCTAAACCTCATTTCAAAGCTAAAATAAAAAAAGAATTAGAAGAAATTGCTGGTCAAGTCCAAATTTCAAAAGAAGATGTTTCAAATGCAGTTATTCTAAGTTCTGGAAATGATTTAAATGATATAGTTCTTTCAGTTCTTAAAGATTTAGGTTTTGACAGTAAAAATTAAGAAACTTTTCAGAGGTTGCGGAGATATTAGAGATCATACTGTAAGAAAAGCTATAAATGCTAATGTTCCTATACAATTAGAATTGATAACTCCTAGTAAAGAAATAAAAGTAATGACTTTATCTGTAGACGATTTAAGGAATCCTAAATCTATATCTAAAGAATTTAAAAGTCAATTTAATAAAGACACATATAAATTATACTCCTATGAATGGAATGAAAATAAAAATTAAAAGATTAACGTTAAATGCTATAGTACCTTCTTATGCTAAAGATGGAGATGCAGGTATGGATTTAACTACTACTGAAGTAAGTTATAATTCTAAAACAGACACTATAGATTATTCTACAGGTCTTTCAATAGAAATCCCTAAAGGATATGTAGGATTAATATTTCCTAGAAGCTCTATTAGAAAAAAAGACTTAATGCTTAGTAACCATGTAGGAGTCATTGATTCTGGTTATAGAGGCGAAATTAAAGCTTCTTTTAGATTAACAAAGCCTTATTGGTCAGCAACAGACGATTATACAGGATTTGAAAGAAATCTAGAAAAAGGAGTATTTTTACATTATGATTTTGCAACAGATGAAGCTAGAGACAATATAGTAGAATCTTCTATTTATGGTGTTGGAGATAGAATCTGTCAATTAATGATAATTCCTTATCCTCAAATTGAATTTGAAGAAGTTGATGAATTATCTGATACTGAAAGAGGAGAAAACGGATTTGGAAGTACAGGAAAATAGCTTATTTTAAGTAAAATACAAAAAAGATATAAAAATTATCTTAAAAAATAAGAGATTTTGACGACAAATAGATGTTAAATGAAAAAAGAGTATTATTTTTACAGCCCTTTTTAACTATTTAAATTTTAGTATTTGTAATGAATAACTCTATTAGTATTTTATCTGATATAACAGTGCATATGAAATATGCTCGTTATATTCCAGAATTAAAAAGAAGAGAAACTTGGGAAGAGCTATGTTTTAGAAATAAGACTATGCACCAATCCAAGTATCCTTCTTTATCAAATGAAATTGAAGAAATATATAACGAATATGTAATTCCTAAGAAAGTATTACCAAGCATGCGTTCTATGCAATTTGCAGGTAAGTCAATAGATGTAAATCCAAGTAGGATATACAATTGTGCTTATCTTCCAGTTGATAGTTATTATGCATTTAGTGAAACTATGTTTTTATTATTAGGTGGTACAGGGGTAGGATATTCTGTTCAAAATCATCATGTAGATAAGCTTCCAGAAATCAGAAAACCTAATCCTAACAGGACTAGAAGATTTGTAGTTGGAGATTCTATAGAAGGTTGGGCAGATGCTGTTAAAGTGTTAATGAAGACATACTTTGACGGAAATTCTTCTACTGTAAGATTTGATTTTAGTGATATTAGGTCTAAAGGTACTGAATTAGTTACTTCTGGAGGTAAAGCACCTGGCCCAGAACCATTAAAAATATGCATAACTAAAGTAACTGCACTATTAAATGAGAAAGAAGAAGGTAGTAAACTTACTCCTTTAGAAGCTCATGATATAATGTGTCACTTGGCAGATGCTGTTTTAGCAGGTGGTATCAGAAGAGCAGCTATGATTAGCTTATTCTCTGCTGATGACTCTGCTATGCTTAGTTGTAAGTCTGGTAATTGGTGGGAATTAAATCCTCAAAGAGGTAGAGCTAATAACTCTGCTGTATTACTTAGACATAGAGCTAATAAAGACTTTTTTAATGGTATTTGGGAAAGAATTAAAGATTCTGGATCTGGAGAACCAGGCATTTATTGGACTAACGATAAAGATTGGGGAACTAATCCTTGTTGTGAGATTGCTCTAAGACCTTTTCAATTCTGTAATTTAGTTGAAATCAATGCTTCTACTATTGAATCTCAAGAAGACTACAATAATAGAGCTAAAGCAGCTAGTTTTATAGCTACTTTACAAGCAGGTTATACTGACTTTCATTATTTGAGAGAAAAATGGAAGAAGACTACTGAAAAAGACGCTCTTATTGGAGTATCTATGACAGGTATAGCTTCTAATAACATTTTTAACTACAATATAGAAGAAGCTTCTAATTTAGTAGAAGAAGAGAATGTAAGAGTAGCAGAAATTATTAACATTAATTCTGCTGCTAGAAGAACTGCTGTTAAACCTTCAGGAACTACTTCTTTAGTTGTGGGTTCCTCTAGCGGTATTCATGCATGGCATTCAGAGTATTATATTCGTAGAATAAGAGTCGGCAAAGATGAAGCTATTTATTCTTATCTGCTTAATAATCACCCTGAATTAGTAGAAGATGACTACTTTAACCCTGATATTCAAGCTGTTATATCTATTCCTCAAGCTGCACCAGAAGGAGCAACTACTAGAGAATCAGAAACAGCATTGGATTTTTTAGAAAGAGTTAAACAAGTTTCTCAAGAATGGGTAAATCCTGGACATTCTGATGGACAGAATACGCATAATGTATCTGCTACAATATCTATTAAAGATTCAGAATGGGGAATAGTAGGAAGTTGGATGTGGTCAAATAGAGAACACTATAATGGTTTATCTGTTTTACCTTTTTCTGATCATACTTACAAACAAGCTCCTTTTGAAGAAATATCAAAAGAAGAATACGATAACCTTGAATCTCAATTACATGCTATTGATTTAACTAATGTAGTAGAAGAACAAGATAATACGGACCTTAAAGAATCTTTGGCTTGCAGTGGCGGAAGTTGTGAAATTACTTAAGATGTACAGTTATTTAGGATTACCTTGCTGGATATATTCAATATATATTCAAAGCAAGTAGAGACATAAGTTATGCCCTGGAACTTTCTAGTTCTGGGGCTTTTTTACATAAAAAAATTAAAAAATGATGAAAAAAACAAAAGTACATCATCCTGATGGCGGACATGTAGTATTTACAGAACCTACAGTAAGACAAAAACAAATATTAGCTTATTATGATAAGTTATATGAAGCTAATAAAGAACTTGAAAGTAGAATAAAGCAGATACCTAATGATCAATCTTTAGGTAAATCTGTTAGAAAAGATTTTATAACATGGGAAGTATAAGAACTTTGGTCTGTGGCGACATTCATGGAGGCTTAAAAGCTTTAAAACAAGCATTACAAAGAGCTTCTTATGATTCAATGAGAGATAAATTAATATTTCTAGGAGATTATGTAGATGGTTGGCCTGAAAGTGCTCAATTAATAGATTATTTAATAGAGTTGCAAGAGTTTAGCCCTAAAGAAAAACCTATCATATTTATAAGAGGTAATCATGATCAATGGTGTCATGAATGGTTTACTTATGGAATAGCTCAAGAAATGTGGTTAAAGCAAGGAGGACAATCTACTAAAGATTCTTATTTAGAGACTTGTTATTTACATAAAGATTCTCATAAAAACTTTTTTAAACACTTAGTTAACTACTATGTAGATGAAGAAAATAGAGGTTTTGTTCACGGAGGTTTTAAATCTAAAAAAGGTTTAGGACATGCTGCTCATGAGTCTGATTATTATTGGGACAGAGATATGTGGGAATTAGCTATTGCTTTAAATGGTAACATACCAGATAAATCAGATCAGTATTATAGACCTAATCCATATAGAATGTATAAGCACAAAGAAATATTTATTGGTCATAGTACTACTATGATGCATAAAATAAAGCCTAAGTACAAAGAATATAAAGATCCAAATCAGCCTAAAAATGGAGGTATTATAGTACCTATGAATAGGTGTAATGTTTGGAATCTAGATACTGGCGGAGGCTGGGGAGGCAAATTAAGTATAATGGATATAGATACAAAAGAATATTGGCAAAGTGATTTTGTTAAAGATTTGTATCCAGATTATAAAGAAAGACAATATGAATAAATTTATGAAATGGCTCAATGGAGAGGATTATGTAGATAGTTTTTTAAGACATCAAGCTTCTAAAGAAAGAAAAATGGTAATAATTTTCATAACATTTGGAATATTAATGGTTCTGTTTTTTTCTTGTAATAGTCAGAAAAATTATCACATAGATAAACAAGAAGAACTTTATAAGAATAGGAAAAAGCAAAAAGCTCTTAAGAATAAAGGGTATCCTAGCAAATCAAGAAAACAATCTCCTAAATATAGGGATAAAAACGCAATATGATTTTAGAATATTCAATAATAGTATTTTTTACACAATTAGTATTTATAGGAACAAGAACTTGGAATGTTAAAGCTATTGCAGCTCATAATATTCCTCAAGTTCTATTAAGCGGTGCAATAGTGCACTTAAGTTGGCTTGTGGGCATTGCTATAAGCAGTATCTCCATGTACGAGATTATTAACGACTTTAAATGGGAAAATTTAATTATTGTAGCATTTTCTTTAACAGGAGGATTATTCGGTAGCTATTTAGCTCTTATTGAAAAATGGAGTAGTAGAAAAATTTAAAATGAAAGGAAAAAAAACAAATAGAATAAAGAATAATAAGCTTATAGCTGAGTTCATGGGATATGAATATCATCCTTTTAATGAATGTAATAAGTCTATACCTGATTATGATCCTCCTGGATGGAGACATAAAGCATTTAAGCACTTGAAAATAGGTGGTTATTTATGTAGGACACATAAAGCTCTTAGATATTATAAAGATTGGAATTGGCTTATGCCAGTAGTTGAGAAGATTAATAATACAGGAAGATTTGAAGTCGTAATAATGTATGGACATTGCCACATAACTGATGGAGAAGATGAACTAACTTTATCTGTACAAGGAAAAAATACTATGGAAGCTGTTTATAAAGCAGTAATAGAATTTATTAAATGGTACAACAACAATAGAGAATGTTTTAATTGCGAAGGTACTGGAGAAGTATACTTTTCTTGTTGTGGAGATGATATAAGACACCAATTACCTGAGAATGATTTATGCCCTACATGTAAAGAACATTGTGGAGATGAACCTGAAAAATGTGAAGAATGTAATGGGACAGGAAAAGAAAACTTATAAAAGAGTAGGGAATAAATCCCTCTCTTTTTTTTAGACTTTCTAATGAGTGTTGTATATATAACTTAAACTTTCTCTAATATTTTCATGTCTGTTAAGCTGTCTAATAATAGGAACTAAATCCTCTACATCTTTAACTAGTTTATACTCTCCTTTTCTTCTTCCTGTTTTGTACAATTCTGTAGGATCTGAAAGTTGTCCTAGAAAGTGAATACTTTTTTCTATCATGCTTATAGAGGCTGCTGGAGATCTCATAATAGTTAAAAATTCTGCAGGGTTCCAATAAAATCCTATTTCAGAAGCTGTTCTTTTTACTAAATATGCTGCACTAAATATAGAATTTTTAGTATCTTCATCTGGTTCATCATCTCCTAAAGCCATTAACAAAGATGCAGAAATAAATGATATTCCGTATAACGCTAACTCAGAAGTTATTTTTCTAATGTTAGCTTTTTCAGCATCTGTTAACTGTTGCCAATTAGTAGACAGTAAGCTTAACTTAAATTCTTTACCTGCTTTAGTTAGATCAGATATAAATCTTACGGCTGTAGTATAGTATCCTTCTTCAAATTGTTGAAGGTCTTCTGACCAATATCTATCTATATCTCTTAATTCATCAATACTTTTTCTAGAAGTATTAATACCTCTCCATCTTCTTTTCATACCTCTTAGTAACCATTTTCTTAATTGGTATACTAATTTACCAACAGCATATCTTTGAAGTATAGATTGCATTTGTGGATCATATTGACCATGTAAATCTGCAGATAATTTTTTAATAAGATTACTTACTCTTACTTCTGAAAATTTAGATGCTCCTTGACCTTTTCTATAGATAAATCCTAATGAAGGATGAGGTTCTATGTGACCGTCTTTAGCAGTGTACATTTGATCTAAGGTCGCAGCTTCTGCTTCAGTTTTTACTACTTTTCCTTCAGCATTAATCCATTCTTTGTTTTTATTCATAGCTTTAATAGACTTCATTACTGAATACATTAAAGTAGACTGTATATAATATTCTCCAACATGACTGGTAGAATATAACATGTCCTTAGTCATTAACGCTTTAAATCTATTATCCTGTGCAAATTTTGTAGACAATGCTCCGAAGTCTCCAGAGACATTATAAAGCTCCATTAAAAGGTTTGTTTTAGACGTTTTAAGAGGCTTTCCTATGTCTTTTACCCAAGATTGACTGTCTGCCCAAAATTCTTTTTCAGCACCTCTTAATTGCTCTCTATTAAATACATTTCCTCCAACGCCTTCTATGAAGTTTTGCACCTTACCTTGAAATATGTTTACTCCGCCAGCAAAATAGTTCATTGCTAACATAGTTTGACTAGTCCATGAACCTACAGCACTAACTACTTTATTACCGTCTATCTTCATTCCCATAAAGTTTGCAGACATTTTCATATCTATAGTAGATTCTCCGTATAATCTATCTTCTAATATAGACTTTAATACCTTATATTCATTAGACTCTTTATCTTGAAGTTTCAATAATTCTGTCTTATTTAATTTATTTATTAAATATTTTTTAGTAAGACCTTCAGTTTTTAAAACTTCTTTATTTTTAGTAACTTCTTTGATTAACTCTAAAGTAGGAACAGTTAAACTTTTTTGCTTATAATTCTCTGCCATGTGGGCATTCATTACAGCTAATGTACCTAAATCAAAAGATTGTTGAGAAACATCTAAGTTACCTCTAAAAAATACAGGAACACCGTGTCTTTCACTTCCAGTTTCTGTAGATATAGTCTCTTCATATCCTAATTTGCTTAATGATTTAGCATTGTCAGAATTAGTTTCATCTACAAACTCATTTCTTTCTTGATCATCTGCCTGCTTAGTAAGACTATCTTTAATCCAAGAAGGAACCATTCCTTTTTTATCTTCATAAACTCTTTCTAATTGACTTTTACTTATAGTAGGAAGACTATACCAAGAAGGTTCAAACTTATGAGGAGACTTTGCTAATTTTGCAAAATCTGGTAATTTTCTATCTGCTTCATCTATAGAAGCTTTAATAACATCTAAAAACTTTTTTTCAGATTCTGATAACTTTTTAAAGTTAGGATCTTTCCATTTATTCATAGGAAAATAAAATCCATCAGGACTTTTAGTTACATTTTTAGTTCTCCATGATTTTAAGTCTTTAAGTGCAGCTTTAGCTTCTGGAGAGTTTTTTCCAGATTCAGCTACAGCTTTTCCGTAAGCTCTATTTAATTTAGAAAGAGTTTCATAAAATTCATATTTATATTCTCCTACAAGTTTTCCATTTTTTGTTCCATCTGCATTTTTTCCTAATAAAGCATCATACTTCTTACTTACATTTCCTTCAGGATGGTCTTTTTCATATTCAATAAAAGCTTCAGCTATATGTCTTCTATGATCTAAAGTATATCTTCTAGTATTTAAATCAGCTCTGTTTAAAATATTAACTACTCCTTGAATAGTAGTAGAGTTTAATGAGCCTGGATCCAATATTAAAGATTCTAGGCTATTTAAATCACTTTCAGATATATTAACCAATCTTTCAAAGAAATTATAAGAATAGTCTTTAATTTCTTCTTCTGCAGCTTCCATTTTTTCAGCTATATACTTTATTTTTTGATTTCCTTTTAGTCCTTGACTATTAGCTTCTCTTTCAAATTTTTCTTTAAACTTACCTTCAGCTAAAGTAGATTCTTTAGATAGTGCAGCTATTACAGATTCTTTAACTAATTCTTCTCTTTTAGCTAAAACATCTTTTCTTTTATGCTCTATTTCTCTAAGTTCTTTTATACTTTCTTCTTTAAGTTCTGCAGTTAAATGTTCAGATAAAGGTTCTTTTTGAAGTTTTTCTACTATTATATCTATTAAATCATAAGCTCCTAAAAATTCTTGAACATCCATTAAAAGTTTATCATTTATAGTTCCTTCTTCGATAGCAGTCTTCATTTTATTTTCTACATCTACACTTTGTTTAAGTACTCGTTGACTAAATAGCATTAAAGCTTTTAAAGTATCTGTTTTTTGATACTTAACAAGTTCTTTTCTAAGATCTTTTAGGTTTTTTCTAAATGTTTCTTTTTTCTTAAGAGTATGTCGGTTAAGTGTTTTATCTATTTTTTTGATAGCTGCTGCTGCAACATCTTCTAAAGTTATTATTCTATCTTCTAAGTTATCTACTATTTTTTTAGCTCTTTTATTAGATTCACTTTCTTCAGTCTCTTTTTTAGCTTCTTTAGTAGTAGCATATAAAGTCACTGAAGTTTGTAATTGATTATTTGAATTGTAGTTATATGAGAAATTATATTTTTCTACTTGGTTTAATATAGCTTCAACAGCATTTCCGTAAACATTTGAAGAATCTGTTCCTCCAAATAGAGAAGTTACAAAGTTTATAAACCTATCCCAAACATTAAATTTTATACCTTTTACTGCAGTTTGGAACTTCTTATTAGTCATTACTTCGCTGACAAATTCATGAACATTTACTCCAGCTTCAGAAGCTTCTTCTCCAAATACTCTAAAAAATTCTTCTTTCTGTTCTTTAGAAAAATATTTATTTACAGTATTATATAAAGAAGTCATTTGAAATTTAAATGCTTCTTCTCTTTTGTTTTTAGGATTAAACAATGCATTTGCAGTATATTTATGCACCATTTCATGCATAAAAGTACTAGAGAACATGTCTATACCATTATCATATAACATATTAGAATTAAGGTGCACAGTATCTGTATCTGGATCAAATGCCATATATTGTCCATCTTCTAGTTCTTCTATTATTACATTATCGCTACCTTCGACTTTATTCAACATCATATATGCTAACTTTTCCATTAAAGGATCTTTTAGCTTAGGATGTAACTTTGATAAAATTTCTCTACTGTTGAGATTTTTTTTAGACTTTCCTAAAATAGAATCAATATCAGCAACATTTTGTTTAGAAACTTCTCCATAAGAATCTTTATTCTTTGTTACAGTTTCAGATTTAGTTAGTTTATTGGTATAACCTCTGGATGTAAGATTTTTTCCTAAATCAAAATGCTCTCCTATTGAATTTTCTATTCTTAAATTAGCGTCTACAAAAGGATAAACTTCAGAGCCATACCAATCCTTAAATGAATTTTCAGTTAGCATTTCATTAGCTAAGTATGCAGCATCTTCTCCATACTCTTCTTTAATTTCTTTTAAAGGACTTATATTTAAATTTGGACAACTCATATTATTTACAATTTTTCTTTCTAGCTTCTGCTTTATTTAACATTTCTTGATGATCTATTACAAATGGTTCTACTACACTCATTTCAGGTACTACTGTTTTTGGAGGAGTAACTATATTATATACAAATCTAAGATTTTTTCTAAATTCATTATAAACTTTCGACTCTTTAATTGCAATATTTTCTGGGAATATAGAATTTTTAGAATCACTTCCATATTCCACTATAGTTTTACCTTTTTTAGAGTACCCTAATTTGTTAGTTCTAACATATACTGCGTGCTCAGTCTTTTTCTCGTTATCATTTTCAACTGTGCCTGCTAATCTATAAAGATAATCTGTAGAACCTATTTTTCTAGTTACAAATCTAGGCCATTGATCATTTTTTTTATATTTACCTACAAATTCAGGTATAGTAAATATAATATCAGTTCCATGACCTGCATTGTTAGCAGATATGTTTTTTGGAAGTTTTTTAGGGACATGTTTAGATACTGAAGGAACTATAGTATTATCTGCCCACATATGCTTATAAACTTGAACTTTTAAATCTTCTAACACTTCGTCGTTATTTAAAATGTTTTTCCAAGCTTTCATTCTATCGTTAATACCATTTCCAAATATCCATTCATTAGGTATATGTTCAAATATACTTCCTATACCTTTCTTAAACCCTGAAGAATAGTAAGAATATCTAACTAGTTTTTCAGCAAAAGGTCTTAATTCAGGATCTTCTAATAGTTCTAACCAACCTTTATAAAGCAAATCTTTAAAATATTTAGGTTGATTCTTAGTATTAGATATAGTAACATAAGAATATCCATCTTTTTTATGACCTTTTTTTATTTGAAGGTGTTTAATTAAAGGATTATTTTTATATCTTTTATGCTCTTTCAATCTAGATACATTATTAGCTACTGAGTTTTTTCCTCTAAACATGGGAATAATAGACTCATCTTGCATTTGTAGATCTGTTTGAGAATAAAGATAAGCAAATATTTCTTTTTCTAATTTTTTACCTAAATCTCTATTAGTCAATACTCCTTGACCTAGTTCTATTGAAAACTCATTTAAAATTCTTCTAAAGCCTATAGAATCAGTTATAAACATGTTATTAGTAATAAGGTTAGCTAACCCTACAGAATTATCATAAAAGGTTCCTAAAGCAGTATTTTTTCCGTTCATTTTAAACTTATTAGAAAAGTTTGTTAAACGAGAATCATTTAGTACTTGTTCTTTCGTGTTTTCTATAATTTGTTTACTAATAAGATCATAGCCTGCTCCATTAACATCATTTTTAGAAGCTATTACAGAATCTCTTAAAGATTTAGATATATTTTTCCAACCTTCAAACATTGTTAATACGTCTAACTGATATCTAGGATCAGCAGAATTTGGACTTTTTGCTGTATCTTTTAAATACTCTAATGGACTTACATCTTTAAAAGTACTTGATATCTTATTATAAGACTCTTTATGTTCATAATCTTTTCCTACTTTTTCTTCCCATTTTTTCTTAATTACTTCTAAAGCAGATAAATATCCTCCTTGAGGTCCTTTTTGCTTAAGAGCCATTCTACCTTTACCGTTAAAGGTTTCATTTACTAAATCTTTAAGAATAGGTTGAGCTATAAAAGCATTTACCCATTGATAATCAACTCCAGCTCTAAGTAACATGAATACTGTATTAGCAGTAAAAGTATTATGATTACCTTGTACTACATAAGGATCTTTAGCAATATCTACATAAGCGTTCAAAAAAGCTGACATTACTACTGTAATATCTTTAGGGTCTCTTCCTGGAACTTTTTCACTTTTAACTTGATTAAAAACTGTATGACCTTTTTCATCAGTTAGTCCTACTCCTAAATATTCGTTTAATTTAAAGTCTGCTATTTGAGTAAGAGCATGATCTGTCAATTGATTAGCTGTTTGACCAACACCTGCTTTACCTGACATTAAATCTATTTTAAGTTCTAATTGTTTTATAGAATCAAATAAATCTAAATCTGATTTTCCTTCATTAGGAAGTAAGCTTTTGATATCATCTTTCATAAATTCAGCATCTATAGAAGACATTAAAGCAGCATAAGTTTTTGGGTCAGTTAATACTTTATCATATAAAGTTATAAGCTTGTTTTGTAAAGCTTGTTTAGAGTTCTTATCTATTGTAATATCTTCTGAGTCTTCAGATTTTTCTTCGTTTAAAGATTCATCATATTCTACTCTTTTGACTACTCCATTTACTAATTCTATATGAGGAATCATCATGTACATTTTATCAATGTCATAATCAGAACCTGTTTTAGCAGTGATTTCTCCATAAGCTACTACCATATCTCCCATTTCTGGAGGTAATATTCCTGCAACTTCTAAAGCGTCATTAGAAGACATTCCTTGGTTAGGAATACGATAACCTATAAGCTTAAGAGCTTCAGGGTCTATTGCAGCATTAAGATCTTCTAAAGACATATTTCTATAATTAGGAATATGCTTAACTATCTGATTATGAGGAATTAGTACTTGTCCTCTACTTATAGAACCATCTTTATTTTTTAAAGGCGGTTTTAATTCAGATTTTTCAACTAACCATTTTACACCAGCATAATCTGCTAGTTTTTCAGTTATTCCAAAAGGGGCCATTTGTATAAAAGAACCTCCATTAGTAGCTATATCAATAACTCTTTTGTTAATATGAGAGAATAATATGTTTTGAATTTTATCTCTATGTTGAAATAGTGCATCATACTGAACACCTCTTTCTATAGCTTTGATTAAATTATCGGCTCCGCCTTTTTCTTTAAGTTCTTTAATTATAACTTCATCTAATATACTTCTATCTACATTTCCGTCTTTATCTACTTTAAAGTTTTCGAGAACTTCTTCAACACCTCTATTAGAAAGTTCTGCGATAGTCTTATTAAGATCATCTACAATATCTTGTCCTAACATGTCTCCATATTCTTTATCTAAAGATATATTAGCTAATATGTTCTTTTGAAGTTGAGAACCTAATAACGTTTGCTTTATTCCTTTGTTAGGCAAATCTTGTTGAAGTCTCCAATTTCTATTATCTAAAGTAATAGTGTTTAAAGGAATATCAGGTAATCTAAGATTGTTTTCTGCATCATGTACAGTTTGAGGTTGAACTAAACCTACTTTAATGCCGTCAGTTACAACTGCTTCATCTACTTTTTCAGTTTCCATCTTATTTTTAAGATTCTCTAATGCAGAACCTTCAACAAAAGAAGGCCATAACACAGCTTGAGAGTACTTTAAATAAGTAGGCATACCATTTTTCTGTCCAAAGTATACACCTTTTAAAGGTTGAGCAGACAATGTTTTAAACTCTTCTGGAGTTAATTGTTGCCATTTGCCATCTACTTTAGTAGTAGCTTTTTCATATATTCTATTCCACTCTGGAGTAGTTCCTTTACCTAATCTTTCCATTAGGAATTTAAATCTATCAGGAGTTATATATCCTTGAGCATCTGTAACATTCACTCCAACATATGCTTTTTTTAGGTCATCTATGTCTTCTTTAGAATATCCAGCATCTTCAAATGCTTTAGTTATAGAATCTAAGTAAGCTGAAGGATTAGTTTCTACTGCCGCTAATACAGCAACTTTAAATTCATGGTCATTATCTTTTAAGAATTTTCCTTCTGCATCTTTAATACCTAATCTTAAAGTAAGTCCGTTTATGTAAGAAGCAGGTATACGTTTAAGAAAGTCAGCAGGATTCTTGTAAAACCCAGGGTCTCCGTTAAACATTTTAGTACCTTCAATATTAGATACAAGAGAATTTATAGTAAAATCAGCAATAGCTGCAAAAGTCTTATGTGAGCCAGAATAAGAAGCTAATATAGTTTTATCTATAGCATTGTTAGAACCATCTTCTTTTACTATGTGATATTTTTTAGCTGCATTATATGTTTCTACTATTTTATCTGATAATGCCTTTTTAACGTAAGCATCTACTGCATCAGGCAATAAAGGCTCTCCTTGAGAATCTGTTATAACTTCTTTAGCAGAATTAAGTATTCCAGGAACAGCTTCTAATATTCCTGGAAAAGAATATATATTAAAAGCATTTCCTAATAAGGAGTCTTCATCTCTTACATTTCCATCTTTGTCTGTATGATAATACAGTATAAGTTTTTCTTTAGGTAAGGTGTCTAATTCTTTATAAGCTTTAGCATATCTTCTAAGTTCATCTCTAAGATAATCTTTAAATGTTTCTACTACTTCTTTATTATAGAATTTAACATCAGAAGGATTTCCAGAAATATTAGATTTAATAGCTGGCATTCCTTCCATATGATGTTGCTGAGACTTATCTGCAGCAGTCATTGTACTATTAATAGAATTATGATTTCTTATTCCTTCTTTTGGATTATTCTTTCTATGGTTAAGAGTCTTGTTAATAGTATCCGCTAACAAATCAGGCATAGATATACTTTTAGAATCTTCTCCCTGGTCTCCTTTACCTTCTTCTTTAAACTGTAAAAATGTAGATATCTTAATGTTTTTAATAGCTTCAGTCTTTCCTTGCCTTCTTAAGCCATCTATATGATTTAACCATCTGGATCCTTTAGCATAAGGTTGTCCTAATAATTCATCTAACAAAGAATAATCTCCTCTATGTATTTGAGATAACAAAGAATGCATCATAGAAGGTTTAGAATACTCCCAAAATTGATTACCGTCTTTACCTAATACAGTAGCGTCAGTCAAGGAAGGTTCAAATTTAGCTTGTTCTTTAGCTAAATCTTTTAAAACATTGCCCATTACGTCCTTAAGAACATTGTTCATGTTTCTATCTTCATCATAAATGTTTTCATCGGTAATATTAGAAAGTCTTATAAAAGCATTTAATATAGAAGTAAACTTATTTTTAAATTCTCCAGTTTCTATATTTCCAGCAGAATCTGCTCCCATATAAGCCATAAAAGCCTTTTTATTTGGAGTTACTCCTATACTTTCAAAAGCTTCTAATATTCTATCTTCTATTGCCCCTTTTAACTTTACAGAATCAATTTTTTTTGATTCAAGATCTTTTTTTATTTTGTTTAAGCTTTCTAATTGCTTATTAATAAGAGAAGAATTAAATTTGCCAGTGCTTATATTTATAGAAGAAGTCTCTTCAAAGCCTACATTCCAAGCATCTATAATAATATCAGATGCAGAAAACTGTTGAGCAGTACCTACTTTAACTACTCTATTTCCTTCTTTTCCTGAAACTAGGGTAGTAATAAAATCATACTTGCTCATAGAAAAAGTTTGCACAAATTCTGTCTTTTTATATTCAGGTAGTTCTCGCAGTCTCTCTTTTAATACTGCCATAACAGGCATAGTAGCAGAAAGATCTCCTACTTTTTCTAGCATTAAATCAAACATGTCTAACACTTTTCCATTTTCTCCATTTAATGTTACAAGATTAGACAACTCATCTTGAAGTTTATTAAATACATGATTAAAGTCTTCAAAAGAAGTTCCATTTAAATATGAAGATTTTTCATATACAAATTTATTATCTTCTGTTATTTCTATTTTAGGTAGAAAAGAAAGTAATAATTTTATATTAGCTGTAGCATTATCTTTAGAGTTCTTTCTAAAACTTTCTGTAAGATTTAATCCGTCAGACTCTACTGCTTCTAATGCCTCAGATTCTAATGTTTCTAATTCGTCTACAACTTCTTGTTCTAACTCTTCTGTTTTTTTACTTTTAGTTTTAACTCCTCTAGATTCTAAAAAGTCTAATACCTTTTCTTTAAATTCTGCTTTATAATCGTTAATTAAATCTAAACCTTCACGCTCATCATTATATTTTTCCCATTCTTTAGAACCTTTAGGATATTTGTCTCTATTGCTTTCTGCAGTGTTGACTTGACTTATTATAAAATCGTTAATAATTTTTCCAATATTGGCAGTTTCACCAGTCAAGTCTCCAGCAAAATCTAATATTTTACCTGACTTTACTACTTCATATGCTAATTTACCTACTACATCTTCAACTTCTCCAGCAGTAAAACTATCATAAACATCTCCTACTATAGGTATATGAGTTTTATCTAATGCAGAATAAAATATTCCTCCTTTATGCAATAGAGGTTCTCCTTCTTCATTTAAATAATTTCTGTCAAAATCAGGGGCTTGCCAATCTCCATACCATTCTTTAAATTCATTACTGAATAATGCGTTATATTGTTCTTGAGCATCATTACCTTCAGGAAGATACTTTAATAATTCGTCTTGAAGACTTGTTAATTTACAATCCATATTCTAATTTATTGTTTTACAAGGATTTTGATCCTCATCTTTGCCAAATCTAAGCATTTTTTTGCTAGGTCTAGCTCTTTTTTTACCTTCTTCTTTAAACTTTGCTAATGGGTCAGAAGAATCTTCAGCATCATTAGTTGTTTCTTTTACTGGTTTAGTAATCTCTTTACCTGTTGGAGGATTTACTGCTTGAAGTTTTGCAGCAATCTCTTGTCCTGCTAATTTTATTTTGTCTTCTTTAGTCTCTGTAGCATTTTTCACTTTAGGATTGCTTAAAGGTTTCATATATATGCTACCTTTATAAATAGCATCGTCAGTATTAATTCTTCTTTCAAATTTGACAGGGCCCATAGCTATAGATGTACTCAATATATTTTGAGTTATTATATGTTCTCTATAAGAAGACTTAGGATCAGATAATTTTTCTATATCTACTCTTCTTCTTTGAGTGTTAATAAAAAAGTCTACTAAGGAAGCTCTTTGATCATCTATTTGATGAGCACTTACTTTGTCTAATCCAAAATTTAAAACTCCATTATCAGTAGTCAAAAGTTTGTCAGGATTCTTACTGGCATTTTCATTATAAATTAAAAAATCTAAAACATTAGCGTAAGTAGGAACATCTCCTAACATATCTTGAATATCTCCAGGAATCAATTCTTCAAATCTTTCCCATAATTCTTCAGATATTTCTGAATTTCTAAATTCTTGGTCTAGATTTTCAAGAATATCTTTATAAAGATCTATTATGAAATCTGCTTCTTTTTTATTTACAAATCTAATATTAAGAAGAGCAGGAACTGTTTCATTCATGTTATTAGGTATTTTGATATATAATCTACCTGCAACTTTAGGGACAGAAGCAAAAGCTCCTAAATCACCGTCTAATTCATTTGTATCAGGTATAGTAGCATAGTTACCATCATTTCTAACAACTCCAAATTCTAAATCTTCTATTTTGCTATCAAATACTTCAGCAATATTATTGTTAGCTCCTATTTCTTCTTTAAAAGCAGCAGGAAGCTGTTCTTGTATTACAGTTTCTACAGAATCTTCCTGTCTAAGTCTTTCTAATATAAGTGCCCTTTGTTCTTCTAATGCTATTTGAGAAGCTGGGTCATTTTCTCTAGGACTTCCATCTGCTCTTTTAGTATTCCACATACTAGAGATTACTGGAACACCTCCTACAGTTATAGGAGTTCCATCAGGATTTAAAAATTCAACTTTGATAAAAATGTTATCGTCAGCAACACTTCCTTGTTGATAGTATGCTTTATTTGTTTGTCCTTCTCCTTCTCCAAAGTTAATACTTATTCTTACTCTAGTTCCTACTTTATTTCCAGGAGTAAACAACCATTCTTCATAAGCTTGTTCATTTTGATGATTTTTGACTTCTACTCCTCTAGAACCAGGATGAGTATCTTTTGCATTACTAGACTCAATCATCAGCTCATTACTGCTAACATTTTCACCTTCGTAAGTTCTTATTTCATCTGCTGTTTCTGGATCTAAACCTAAGTCTTCATTAACATCATCATTAACATCTTCTTCAGATTGTTCTTGTGACTGTTCTTGTTCTAAAGCAGATAATTCAGCATATTTAGTAGCACCATTCTCCACAAAAGAATCTGAGACATCTGTTATGAGTGTAATAGGAGAACCTTTTTCCCCTTTTAATTCATTTATAAGTTCTGATTCTATTTCTTTTCTCATTTTAGAATCTTGTGAAACCTGACTTGTTACAAAATTCTTTCTTGAAGATTTACTTTTATCTGCTGTCTTAAGAGTATTATCTACAGAATACAATCCTTTAAGTCCTCTAGATTTAGCATTAGCTAACGCTAAGTTATACAAGTGTTTAGATATACCTTTACTTTGATATTTTGATGCTACATTTATAGATATTCCCTCATAGCCATCTTTTTCATTACCTATGGAAATGGCTCCTATTATTTCTCCACTACCGCTTTTAACTTTTATTATTGTAGTTCCTTGACCATCTACTGTTGTATCTACTTTAACAGAAGTGTCATTTATGAGTATTCCTATAGAAGCTTCTGAAAATCCTTCATTGTCTCCTGCTTTTATATCTAATTCTTCTTGTCCTTTTTCTTCTATATCAGCTTTTATAGGACCTGATTCTGTACTAGGAGACAGTGCAGCTAATGCTGCATTTGCTCTATCTTCATCTGAGTCTGCTTCTGCTTCATCTTGAATATCTTTTGGAGAAAGCTCAACTTCTTCTTCAGAATCTTCAAATAATTCTAATTGAGAAGACCCCATGTCTACAGATTCTTCTATTGTTGAAGATGATTCTTCGTCTTCTGACAATTCTACAACAGGAAAATCTAAAGCCAATTGTAATTGTTCATCGACTTCGTTTTCTTTTTCTTCTATAGAATCATCATATTCTTTTACTAATTGCTCAGTTTCTTCAGCAGTTCTTTCTGATTCTTTGTATTTAAAGTTAGCATCTTCAACCTGCTCTTTAGATTTAATTTTTTGAAGTTCTTGTCCTGTTTTGTAGAGAGTTCCATAATTTACTAAGTGACTTATTGATGCATCTAATTCTTTTTGAATTTCAGATATAGCATCTAATGTTAAATTGTATTCTATTCTTTCTTTTGTATTAGAAGGAAGTTTTAATTCGTTTAATTTTTTATATATAGAATATAAATAGTCTATGGCTTCATTTAATTGAGGAAGTTCTTTTTGAAGAATCTCTTCTCCATTTTCAGCCATATCTATAAGCCTTACATGATTATCTGATATATCATCAAAAATACTTACAGAAGTTCCATATTCTTTTTCTAATCTTTCGTTGATTAATTCATCTGCAGCTTTTTGAGCCTCTTGAACTTTTTTAATCTTATCTTCTCTATCTTTCTTTTTCTTTTGAAGAAGTTTTTTAAGTTTTTCTTGCTTTAATTTTGATATTTCTTTTTTAGCTTCTGCTATAGTTTCTAAAGCTTTAATAACATTTTTAATTTTAGCTGTTACAGAATCCAATCTATTTTGAATATCTATAGTATCTCTTCCATATTGTACAGCTTTTCTTCTTTGCTTTAATAACTTTCTTCTTTCTTTATCTAATTCTTTTTTTTCTTTTATTAGCTTTTTAAGTTTTTCAGCTTCTAACCTAGTTCTGAGATCTTTTATATTTCTTTGAGCAGCTTCAATTTCTTCATATACTTTAGAAGCCTCTCTTAGTTCTTTTTTAGCATCTTGTATTTGTTGTATAGCTGAGTTTCTAGATTCTTCATTTCCTTTTAAATCTATAGACTGAGTAGCTCTTTCATAACGTTCTTTAGCTTCGTCATACCTCTTTTTATTTTGGGCTCTAATTTTTTCTAATCTTTTATTTACTATAGACTTAGTTTCAGTTTTTACTTCTTCTTTCTTTTCTTGAGCTTCAGCTTCTTGAAGTTCTGATATTTTTTTATTAAGTTTACCTCTTAGGTTATTTTTATCTTCTTCGGGTAAGTTAGAAGCTTCTACTTTAGCTAATGTAGCTACAGCAGAATCTGTATCTTCAGCAGTAACTATTTCAGATTCTATTTTTTTAGAAAAAGTTTTATCTCTTTTAGTTTTAACATTTTCTTTATTAGTTAAATTTTTATATTCTTCATCTAATATTGCTAATTTGGCATTTTCTACTTTAATATTAGCTTTAAGATAGCCAATTGAAGCTTTATCTGCTTCATTTACAGGTTTACCTTTTTCTTTATCTGCTTCCATTGTCTGCTCTAACTGTTCTAAAGCAGATATATGGTAATCAACATCTCTAGAAGTTTTATTTCTAGTCATTCTATTTAGAGTAACAGGAATTCTGTTATCTCCATATTCTCCTGATTTATTATATTGTTTTTCTGCAGCAGCTATATCATCTAATGCTTCTTGAGCAACAGTCTTATAATAACCTTTTTCGTCTGATTGTTTTGTGTTAAGTCCTTTAGCCTTTGCTTCTTCTTCAGAAAGATTTAATATTTTTTCATAAGTATCTACAAGTACTCCAACAGTTCCAGTTTTTAATCCTAGAGTTGCTTGTTGATATAAATTATTTTTTAAAATATCATTTATACTTGTTTTTTCATCTTCTGAAAGATCTCTGTTTTCTTCTTCAGCTTTATTTACAATTTTTCGAATTTCTACATTTGCTTTGTCATTAGCATCTTTAGATGCAAATACATCGCTCATTGAAGGTATGTTATCAGTTTCAGAAATACTTTCAAATTGCTTTATAACTTCTTGTTGCTTTTTAAAGTTTTCTCTTTGTTTAGCATATTTTCCTTTATAAGCTCCATATCCTTTATAACCTTTAGATTCTATATTACCTATTCCTGCAGATAATGCAGTTTGTCCTGCACCACCAACAGCTCCTAATAAACCAGCTTCTACTGCTTCTGCAGTACTTAAATCATTAACTATGTCAGTAGTAGTATAACTACGACCTTCTCCAAAAGCTCTACCTGCTTTATCAGCTATAAGGTTAATTTCTTCTTCTGCAAATTCTTGAATAGATTCTCCAACAATTCTATTTTTAGTATTCTTTTTTGTAACTTCTTGAATTATATGTCTTCCAGTTCCAGCTATACCTCCTTTAGCAGCTACAAACATATTAGCTGAAGTAAGATTTAATAGTATGTTGGCTCTGTTTACATTTATAGTTCTAGCTGCTGCATCTGCTGCTATTTGTTTAGCTTGTTTAACGCTTATTCCTTTTTGTAATTGAGCTTTGTATATGTCTTTATATACTTGTGCTGCAGAAGTCACTCCTTCAGCTTGATTTAACGCTGTAGAAGTAGCTAATGTAGCTAAAGCTTGACCCATTGCTCCTAATTTAGATACTCCAGCTAACCATGAGGCAGCTCCTCCAGTTACAGCACCTGTAATAGCAAATGCTCCAATAGATTCAACTAAAGAAGCACCATTTTCTAACCACCATCCAACATCGCCTAAAGCTAAATGTTCATTAGATTTTCTGTAAATAGGAGCATAGTCTTTGTTAAAGGAAGCTTTCCATTCTTCCATAGTATTAGTAACTAAGTTTCCTACTTCATCGTCTTGATTATTATAATCTTCTATATCTGCTACAGCAGCTAAATATCCTACAGCAGATAAGCCAGTGTTTACTGCTATTCTAGATAACGTAGAGCCTACTTTATTTAAAGTAGATTGTCTAGCTGCTCTATAAGCTCCTATGTCTCCTTTAATAAAATTATCTTCTTTATCGTACTTTTTATCAGTAGTAACATAAGAATGATGACCTCCTTGCATAGTAGGAGCCGTATTCATTGCAAATATCTCGTTTAACTTAGCTTTTTGTTGATCATCTAATCTAGAAGTTCCATCTGGATTTAAAATTTCTTCAGGTTGAGATTCTTCTGTAGCAGCATTCGATATCATTTTTATGAACTCTTCTGGAGTCACATTAGCTTTATTGTTTCCTACACTTTTATAATAAGAATCTCCTCTTTTTAATTCTCTGTACCCATGCCTATCATCAATAACCGTGTCTTCTAAAACTGGAAATGCTGCCCAAACACCTGCTACACGTTTAGCAAATTTTTCTAAAGACATTTGACCTTTTTGATAAGCGTCTAAGCCTAATTCTTCTAATTGAGCATGAGCTAGTCTATTTTGAGTTTCTAAATCAAATTTTTGGTCTCCTGTTATTCCGACTTTATTGGCTATTCTTTTTAATGTGTCAGGCATAAATTGATATAACCCAGCAGCTTTTCCTGCAGCTTGTCCTCTACTTTTTTGAAAAGCTATAACTTCATCTATACTCATAGAAGTAAGATCTTTTCCGTGACTTTCTTCTATTCCAGCTATACTATTAATTTTATTTGCGCTTTCGTATAAGCTGATGCTTTTTCTTAGGCTTGCAGAAGATTCTACACTAGAATAATCTTTTGCAGAATCTAAAGGGTTTTCAGAATCTGTAATAGGAGCTTTCTCTCCTTCTGGTATTTCACTTGGTCCTGAAGTATTAATAAGATTTTTTGGAGCTTCCTGAGCTGCAATATCAGGTACAGTATTAAGTTCGTTCTCAGGCAAACTCTCAGGTTTAACATCTTCTGTTGATTGAAGTTGTTGGGGATGTAAATAATTACTTGGATCTAAAGGCTTAGAAGACTGTAAAGAACTAGGAGTAAATGATGTTGAGTCTTTTTGAGAGTTCAACAATTTTACATCTTCGCTTGACATTATATATTCGTTGCTCATAATTATTATTTTCCTATTACATCTAAAAGTTCAAACGCTGCTCCTGGATTTGACATAGTTATTTTATCATTAACACTAGCATTTCTAGGTACATCATATCCCATTTTTTTAAGATCTCCCCAAGTTATAGGTTTTTTATCTACCATAATTTTATAACCTTGTCCTTCTTGAAAAACATTAAGAGAACTTTGAGAACCTCCTCCTAATTTTTGCTTAATAGTGTTTACTTTGTCTTTTCCAAATCTATTATCTCTATTTAACTCTTCAGTCATATTAAAGTCTAAACTTCTAGAGGCAAGTAATCCTTGATAAGCTATATCATCTGTAAAATCTTTAGCTGTTGCAGCTCCGTTAACAACTTTTTCAACCTTTCCTGTTACTGGGTTTCTGGTGTAATTTAAAGCTTCAAATATGGCATCTGAATAAGATATGCCTGTTCCAGATACATCTTCTCCATTCATTTCTATTTCCATTAGACCATCTGTATTTGACTTTTCAAAGTGTACTTTAATTCTTACTCTAGGATTTCTATAAGATCCCCCTTTTATAAATGCTACAGGTTTTATATTAGTAATATAGTTGTTTTTAAAATCTTGTCGATATTTATCATAAGATTCTTCATCTGATAATTCTGTACCTTTTACATTTTTAACTATAAAACCTCCTATACCTTCGCCAGTTAAAGCAGAAGTCAAGTTTTCTGTAATATGATCAAAGTTTCCGTGAGCAGGTCTTATTTCAGTTTTTTGTTCTTTGAAATCTTGAACATCGTTTTCTAAATGTTCATTTAGAGCTTTTTGATATTCTTCTTGAGAAGTCTCTAACATGTTTGGCATATCTATGTATTTGCCAATTTTTTTAAGAGCTATATTTTTATCTTCTTGTTTTGCAGTTTCTTTTATTTTTTCTAATTTTTGAATAGAGTATTTGTCTTTATCGTTAGGAATACTATTTAAGATATCATTTTTAACTTCTTTAAAAGCTTCTGAATTATACAAATTATATAATTGTTTTGATAATTCGCTTACAGGACCCGTTGTAGCAACTCTAGAATTATAAGAGTGAACTTCTCCATTTTCCATATATGCTGTAGGTATACCTAAATCATACATAGTTCCTATTAATTCTTCTTCAGACATTGCTTTTAAATTTTCAGGAAGATATGCTCTTTCTAATGCTGAAGTAATATGTGATTTTTTATTTTCTACTTCTTCTTTAAATGCTTTGCCTTCATTTTCATCAAATTCTTTTACAGTAAGATCTAACTCTTCTTGAAATCTTCTAGCTTTAATATTATCAGCAGGATCTTCTGAATTTTGTAGTCTTTCTATTTCTTCTTTTCTATTTAATAAGTCGCCTTCCATTAAAATATATTTTCCTCCAGCTACAGTTATTAAACGGTTATCAAGTAAATAATCATTCTTACCAGCACCAGCACCTTTACCTAAACCTTTTATAGACTCATATGAATCATTTTGCATTTTTAAATTTCCTGCGACTGCTGACGCATTATATAAAAGATCGCTTACACCTTTTTCATCAAGTCCTCTTGTCTGAGATAAAAAATTCATATAGTTCATAACTTCAGGGTCATTCCCCATTGCTCCTGCAACTCTTTCTTGAATATCTTGAGCAGATAGTACAACTGTCTTATCTGCTACTGTTCTTAAATTTCCTTCAGAATCTTCAAAAACTTCTCCTCTATATGATTCAGTTGTTTTAGCTTTAATTTCGTTTGCATAATCTACAGCTCTCTGTTGATAATTTATAGATTTAGTTCCTCCAAAGCTTTGATAGTCAGCAATTCCACCTTCTTCGTTTAAACCTTTATTTTTAACGTATCTACTATAAGCAAAGTTTTTTGCAGCATCTTTATCTTCGGCTGACATATCCTTATTAGAATCTATTTCTTTTACGTTAGCTTGATAACTATCATAAATTCCACCTGCCTTACCTATAACACCTGTACTACTAAATGCTTTATCTCTTTGTCTTTTGAGATTTCTAACCTCTCTAAACATTTCAGGACTATATCCTTCTTCAGTAAGTCTATTAGTTACATCGTTAATACCTTTAGATAATTTATCTACTTCTGCTTTAACTAAATCATCGTGAACACTTAATTGCTTAGTATCTTTTAAAGAAGCATCTATATCATCTCCAAGAGTAATAATGTTATTATGATTTTGTTGAGTAGCTTGTACTGGCATCAACATATCTTCCATAGATAATGGTTGAAAATCAGAATATACTTGTCTTCGTGTAAATCTATTTGCAGCCATTAGTCTTTCTTTTTCTTGTTTTTATAATAAACATTACCATATCTGTCAACTTTATAATCGTACATATTGTTTACAGAATTTCTTCTATATCCTTCAGTACCATAGTCTCCCATTTGATTGCCTAGATTAGCTATACTATCTTGAGTAAGACCTTCTCTAACACCTTCATTTTGATCATTAATGACTTGAACACCATATCTGTTTCTTTGGTTCATAGCATCTTGTCTTAATCTTAATTGAGCTACTCTAGATTTTTCTGCAGCATCTGCAGTATCAGAAGATATTCTAGCGTTTGTTTGAGCAGATAAAGTTCTATCTAACAATCCTAGTCTATTATTTAAATAAGAAGACCTACTTCCTCCAGAAGCATTTCTAAGACCCTGATCTGCAGCTCTAGCTGAAATATTTATATCATCATAAATTTTACTTCTGTCTATTAAATTCTCTTCAATAGGAACTGAAGTATTAAACATATCTAAATCTAATTTTTCATTAGGCTTCATATTTCTACCTAAGTTAATACCTGAAGTAATTATAGGAGCCATTCTAGAAATTCCATTTATTGCATCATTAGCTTTTCCAGGTTCCATAGTCAATCTTCGTTGATTGTTTGGAGCATTAACAGTTATAGGATCAGTATTATTGGCTATATTTTCTTTTTGCCATCTTGCAACATCTCTATCTGATTGTCTAGTTGCTCTATCTTTAAAAAAGCCTCCATCTCTGAATAATCCATTAGGCTCTTTAGGTCTTACAGATTCTTGAAAAGCTTTAAGTCTTTCAAAATATCTTTCTTTGGCTTTGTTGGCAAACATATCGTTTTCTCTTGGGAATTTTTTATTTAAATGTTTAGAAGCATCTGCGAATGACTTACCTGTCAAACCTTTAGGAAGTTCTAAATCTTTTATCATATCTTTATTTAAGCTTAAAGAATCTGAGAATACATAGTTATCTACAGAAGTTTCTCCGTCTTCTACCTCTGCATCCATAGCAGGTAGTTGAATACCTCCATTCTCGTGGGTCTGGCCATTAAATTCAGTAAGATCTCCACCATCTTTAAATTGAGTTCTCATCATAGGAGCAACATCTTTATAATTTTTTGCAAAGTATTCAGCGTCTTCAGATGACTCAAATTCCATACTTTCAGGACCTCTTTTAGGATCATTTAACAATTGCATTTTACCATCTACTTTTTGTATACCTGGAATTGCGTGTTTACCGTAGCTGCCCATGTAATGAGTGCCTGTTGTTCCATCTTCAAAAGTATAAGTATCTGGATTATATCTAGTCATTCTTCTAGCTGCTGGATTACCAAATTCACTACCTAAAGCTATTTTAGCTTTCATCATACCTCTTTTACCAGCATTTTCAAGCTTTCCTCCATCACCATACTGTTTAAGTCTGCCTCCATATTTTCCTTTTTGAGCATCTATATTATCAAAGCGATTGTCTACAGCATTGTCATAAGCATCTTGAGCAGCATCTCTTTGTTTTCTAGCTTCTTTGCCTCCAGATATTGAACCAGCTATTGCTCCTATTCCTCCACCTACTATAGTTCCTACAGGACCAAAGGTGCTACCTATTTTAGTTCCTGTTTGAAATCCTTTTAGAGCTGATTTATTTGTTATTTGGCTTGCATCTCCATAATTAAATGTTCCTAAGGTTTCATTACCCATAGATTGTTGATCAACTTTTATTGAATCTGATATAACTCCTGCTACTGAACCTGCAGCATTTGCAATTCCTCCTGCTGGAGAACCTCCTCCTGCGCCTCCTGGATTACCAAACAATTGAGCATCGTTTGTAGCCATAGGTTGATTAGCTATTTGTTGAGGATCCATTGTATACTGAGTTAATTCAGCATTTCCAGGATGTTCATATTGAGGTTTAGATACAGTTAATCCTTGAGCATTAGATTGTCCTAAATTAATCTCTTGTGGTAGATTTCCTCCTGCCCACATATAATTAGTAGTAGAAGATTTGAATAGTCTTTTTGGTTTCATAGTAGCAAAAATATAAATAGTTATAACTAATCAATGCAAATACTTAATAATTTTATTATGGTTTACATTAAATTTTATTATTTAATTGTCCTCAGTGTGATTTAGGTTATGATCTAAATGTAGTATACAAATCATTCATAACATATTCATAATTGTCATCGTTATTAAAATATAGTATGATATTTAACCAAGGACCTCTCATAGTAAGTCTAGAGTTCTGTTGTCTAGGTATATTAGCTTCCCAAGTTCTTTGAAGTCTAGCTATATTGCCTAGGTTAGTAAAAGGTACTATACCAGAATCTTGATAATCATTATATACTCTGCATGAGTGAGGATGTACAGCAGGTAGGTCATTTCCACTAGAATCTTTAGCTTCCATGTTGAAAGTCCAATTATCGAATATTTTAGATACGTCTGAACCTCCATTGACAACTATATGTAGATATGATTGTTTAGGCGCAATTCCGTAGTAAGTTGATATATCTCCTCTGTTATGAACATATATAGAGTTTTTAGTTACAGGATCTATGCTTAATAAGTTTTTATTGTCTTGAATTAAAGAATAAGGTTGGTATCTATATTCTCCAGAGAATGCTCCAGCACCACCATTTAAACTTTCTTTAAACGCTAAAACTTTGCTTTCTACTATTTGAGGACTTTTAAATACGAACAATCCTTCAGAAAATTCATTATTGTATTGACCTATTACTCCATATCCTTGTAGAGGTCTATCTAATTTATAATCATCTAAATAATTTATTTGTTTAAGCTTTCCGTGAATATTTTTTATATCTGAAATATCCATGTTATTGCCTATAACTTTTATTTTATTTTGAAGAGTATCATAATAATATACGGCACTCTTAGTAGAAAATACAGACCATTTATTTAATGTTCCAGATTTAGTACTTAAATACTTTTTATCATGCAATACTCCTCCATAACCTAGTTCAATTGACTTAGAATCGTTTGCTTGAGTTTGAACTCTAGGATTGATACTAATATGAGCTACTCCGCTATGTTGTAAGCACATTACCTCATCTTTATGATTAATAAGCTTCTTAATAGGTCCATATCTGGGATCTAATTCTAAAAATACATTAGTTAAATATCTAGTGTACGAGTCTATAATTTCATTATTAAATTTAGATTCAGAGGCTTTAATTATAAAATCAAAGTTAGTTACTTCATTAAAATTAATAGGTTTTGAAATATATGTAGGATATTCTGATTCTTTTGTGTATACGCTATCAAATTTAAAAAATTCACTTTTTTGAGTTTTAAATTCTCCAAACATGTCTTGATTCTCTAAATCTTCAAAAGCTGGAATTACGCTAGTTTCTAATACGCATTCTACTATTTGTTTATTAGAAGACACCCCATAATTGTTTGCCCAAGTTTCGTCAAAAGAAGCTTTAAGAATAGTGCATAACGCAGTAGCAGTATCTCCTCCGTATATTGTTTCATACGCATAGTTGCTAGTAAAAGGCTCTGAACAAGGTATGTATTCAGTATTAGCTCTTTGATGATGAGCATATCCTCCATATTGACTTCTATCTATTTTTCTAAAATCTATAATGCAAGGTTTGTCTATTAAAAAGCTTCCTCCTCCAGTAGGTAATCCTGAAGATGTCCAAGCAATAACATTAGTTCCGCTACATATATAACTTTCAGTAGCTGCAGACCCTACTTCAGGCGAAAAAAGGAGTCTATTCCACATAGAATTTCTTGTTGAATAGTCTCCTAATTGATAAAGTTTGTTTTGAACTGTTAATTTTTCAATGTTTCCTGGCGTATATTTTTTGTCATTATCATCAGGATATACTAAATTATCCCACAATTTCTGATCTAATCTACGATGGTAAAACGTTTTAAATCCAGATGAAGCTTGATCAGTCTTAAACTCTATAGGTTCAGTTCTGTATTCAGTTTTATAATTATGAGTAGACGCTATAGGATAAAAATAATCTCCATCTTTTGATGATATATCTATATAATGTCCTTCGTGACTAACTAAATAATTTACTCCATAATCAGATGTAAATTCTTGTTCTGGATAAGGAGTACCGTAAACAAGAGCTCCATGATATGTAGGCGATGAATAACCTTGTTGAAATCCAGGACCATGAAAAGGGTAAGAAAATGTCTCTGGTTGAGCATATGGAGCAGGCTTAGTTCCTTCTCCTACAGCAGCGTCCATATGCCAAAGAGGTTTAACTCCTTGCATCATAAATCCTTGAGTAGCTATAGTTCTATCAGCTTGTTTTCTTTTGGCTCTTACAATTCTCCATTTCCATCCTGCTTTCCATTCTGCAGGTAAATTTTTTAATTTTACACTTAAATGAGGTATTTGAACTTCTCCGTTTAAATCTAAATGGTAAGAAGGAAATTTAATATCTCCTATCCATTTTACAAAAGACCATTGACCATACTCATTTAAAAACTGAATGCCAAATCTATAAATTTCCATTCTTTTGTATCCTTTAGCTGGAACATAGTCTTGGTACAAACTTGAATATCCTGAATGAACAGTTTCTCTAGTAAATCCAAAAGGTCTTTTTCCTGTTCCAAAACGATATTGAATATTAGGACCTTCTCCTCCTACAGTGCCTCCATTAGATTGGAATTTATAACTTCCATCGTATCCTGTAACACTTAAGTCTAAATTAGATATATTAAAACAATCAAATGTACTTTCTGTTCCAGTTAACGTAGGGTAATTAGAGCTGGTAAACGATTTTTCTAATGCATATGTGCTAGGATCAGTAGATTTTCCGTTAGCTTTATATATTTTACAATTACTAGAAGAATTAAATCTATATGCTCTAGCATCCCAATCTAAATCAAATTCTTTTTCTGTAATACCTCCAAGAAATAATCTATTATCTTTTTCTGCTATTGTTTCTACTACTTTAGGATCTCCTCCTAAGTTAGAAAATTCTGTTAAAGAGAGAGTAGCTAAAGTTTGTCCTATGTCTGATATTTCTATATAATTATTTTCTTGAGGAATATAAGGAACATCTTCCATTAAAGTTACAGTAGGAATGTCAGTACTATTAGCATAATGAACTCTATACACTCTAGCATTATTAAAAGCTAAATCTGCCCAAAATGAAAATGAAACTTGTTGATCTTTAACATAGATAGGTAAAGATAAAGGTGATATTTTACTCTCGGCACCTGATCTATTAAATAGAGAGTATGCATATTGTACCATACCTTTTTCTTTAGGTTCTCCAGGAAGGTATGATACAAATTTAGGAGCATAATAATCTCCGTTTGGTGTAAATTCTAATTGGCTATTTGATATATCATGGGGGCTGTCAGCTCCTAAGTTAAAATGTTTTACAGTTTCTTTAGCATCTGTCCAATATACTTTTTCTACTTTATTGTTTTCATGTCTGCTATGTGTTTCAAGCATGTAGTATGTAGAGTGTGGTATTGCTCCAACGTACATCATTTGAATTGTATAGGTTAAATCATCATCATAAGTTATTCTCCATATGCAAAATCTTGCAGTCGAGTCTGGCGCAGAAGATGAACTAGTAGATGAGAATACAATTAAATCATCTCTCATAGTAGTCCAACCAATAATTTTATGGTCATTTTTACTAATAAAGCTATTACCTAAATCTAAAGTATCTTTATTATAATAATAAGAGTACTGTAGCATGTTGCCATTATATACTCCAGATGAACTATTAGCAGTAGTAGTTATAATTTTTCCTCTATGATATTTAGGTAGAGAACTTTCTGTTAGTAATACATTATGACCTGACGGCAATGTATCTCCTTTATACACACCATCTTTAATAGCAATCGTTCTAATAGAAGGCAACTCTAACATTTTAACATTTCCTTTTACAGAAGATAATGCTAAAGAGGTTTCTCCTTGATCTGTATATATTCTTAAGTCTACTAATTCTCTAAGCTTATTAGCTTGAAATTTTAGATTGCTAGTATCAGAATCTAATCCTCCTGAGTAAGTATGTCTTGCTGTAGCCATATTAAGTTAAATTATTTCTTTTTTCTTGTGAGCCTGTATGTTTGAAAAAGGTTTCCCAATCATTAAGCTTAGGAATTAATCTTAAGCTGTTATTAGCTATAGATCTCATTTGATCATAAGTTCCTATAGCAAGTCTTGTTTTAGCTGCTCCTATGCTATGTAAATACTCTCTTTCTGAATATTGGAATACATCTCCATTGAGTTTTCCTTTTCTCCAAAGCTTATAATCAATTTTATATCTAACAAAGTCAGACACAGCTCTTATTACTTTATAGTCATCTGGAATTAATGGCCCGCCATCTTCATCAGCATAATAATCTAAAGTAGCCATTCTAACAGTACCTTCTTTAAATGAAGTGAATATGTAACCATTAGTAACTGTATAAGTTGCATCTGAGTCACAAGTAGTATCTTCTGAGTTTTCGCAATGATAATAGTTATGCATTAAATCTCCAGCATATCTCATAGGTAGTTTTTTATCAACCCATAAAGTAGCTTGTATTTGTTTTGTATTACACGGAAGATTTCCTCTAGACTTAGATACTACAATATCATGAAAGGCAGGTTTATAAGTTTCAGGTGCTCCAATATAGTCCAATACTTCGTAGGCCCATTCATATATTTCATATGGTTCTACTTCTTGGGTGTAATCGTTATCTCTAAATAGTTTTTCTATTGTAGAAGCTAAAGGTATGAAATTTCCGTTATGCATAATTATAATTTAAAAAAGTCTCCTTTGAATTTAGGATTCTTAAGGTTAGCTGCTAATTCTCTTTTTAAAGGTCTTGCAAACTTAAACATGTAAACATTTTTACAAGGATAGTTTGCTGTTCGCTTATCGTATTTAAACTTATATCTGTATTCGTCAGTATGAAGATTAAAATGATAAATGAATTTCTTTTTTCTTAGTTCTGGTTTCTTAGCCCATAAGTCATTTGTAGATTTCCAATCTATAGGAAACCTAGTAATTAGTTTTCCATTTCCGTCTGTCTTAAAAGAAGGCTTAAACTTTTTAACTGATAGTACTCCTAACCTAGAAGGCATTTTAAATTCTAAGTTGTTTTGTATCATATGTTCTCCTACTTCTTTTAGGAAAGCTCTTAATATTTCTTTATATAGTTTTTCTCCTACATTATAAGCGTTAAACGTTTTTTGTTCGCAATAGTTTTTATCATAGTATTTATAATAATCTCTTATTCCGTAATCTGATATTATTCTCATTCTTTATTTTTATCTACCTGCTACTACTTTACCTGTGTCATCATTAGAATTATTAGAACTGTCAGTAGGAACAGAATATCTCTGTAATAATATTTTAACTACTTCTGGTTTTAATATAGCCACCATATCTGCTGTAATAGGATATGGACTGTCCCATGTAAAACATGGATCTCCATCACAGGTGGTAAATGAGCTGATATCTTCTGGATTTTCAAATAGTCCTCTGATATTAATCCATTTTTGTCTGTACAATGATGGGTTCTTAGATACTAAATGCACTCTACCATTTAAGTAAAAACCATATACAGCAAGTTGAGAAGCTCTTCCATTGCCTGAGTATAAAGCTTTCTCGTAAGTTACTATAGAATAGTTTCTATAAAATTTATCTATAGAGCCTATCCTGGTTAATCCTGTAGCACCTCTTAGTGAAAGTGGAGCAGGAATTTCTTTCTTTGTTCTTATTATTTTACAAGTGCTATCAAAATCACAACAAGATTCTGCAGGAGCTAATTCTAATTCCACACAGCCTAAATCTTGAATAAGGGTTTCGTCTATTATTCTGCTATTAGCATCTAGACTTCTTCTAAGGTATAATGCTCTTTGATTGTTCCATTCAAATAGAATGTTTCTATCATCTATATTAGAATCATCAGATAAACTCCTAATGTCTTCTCTAGTAGCAAATATAATCTTGTTAGGTGTGATATCACTCATTGTTTTTTATTTTAAGTTCATTGGTATTACTATCGGGTGTTGTCCTTTATTTAAGACTGCGCCACAAGATATAATAGGCTTTTTAAAGTTTTTCCCATAAGCCATAGCGTAAGATTTTCTATCTATTCCACATCCTACTTGCATTCCAAATATTCTAGTATCTGGTCCTACAGAAAATTCTACATAAGCTTGAGAATGTAAATGTCCTTGTATCTGCGACTGATGTTCTACTTTCATTCTATTTCTTGCTGTACCGCCTTCTCCATGATTGTAATTGTTACCATGAAGATTAACTTCTTCTACAAAAGTCCAAGTAGGTGTTTCCAATACTTCATCTAAGTCTCTCACCCATTTTCTAGATACTCCTGCTGTGGTAGCTTTTCTATATACTAGTCTATCGTGATTACCTATGAGAACTGTAGAATTGGGAAATACATTATGCCAATCTGCTATTTTATCTATAGCTCTGTCTAGTTCTTGACCTGCAGCAAATCCATCAGGATCTGATTCATGATAACTAGAGAAATGATTATCTATTACATCTCCTATGAATATAACTGTTCCACAGTTTAATTCTTCTTGTACATGTCTACAATGTTGTAAATAACCTTCTAAACAAAATGGTTCATGCAAGTCTCCTATTACTAACACGTTATCTATATCTCCTCCTTGATAAGGCTGAGGCAATTGTTTTTGTTTCTTTTTCTTTTTAGGTTGATCTTTCTTTTTAGCGTTAGCATATTCTAAAAATTCTTTAAATAAATCTTCGTTAATTTCTGGAGTCTTTCTTTTATTTCTTATTATTTGTTTTGCTTCTTTGATTATGTCAGGTCGACAATTAAATTTTTTAGATAAATAACCTGCGCCATTTTCTAAATAACTTTTATTGACTTCCATTTTCCTTATTACTTGCTCTAAATTCATATTTTAGTTTTAATTAATAATATAACAAAGGTAGTAAAAAATACTTATTTACTTGCCTAGCTTATAAGAAGCTCCTCCGCCTAATGTAAATCCTTGATTTGCAATATTATAGCCAGGTGAAACATTGAAAGACCATTTGCTGTTCTTTAAATTTAAATCTAAAGGAATAGTTATCTGGTCTATATTACTGCCTATAAAATCATATCTGAGTCTTGCTCCTATATATAAGTCTGTTTTATCTTCGATATTGTTAATTACAATTTTAACTGTATCTCTGATAATAGTATCTGAAATAATAGCTCCTAAATCTATTTTTCTAAGTTCTCCTTCCACAATAGCTTTATACCATAAGGTATTATTACTGTTTGTTCTAATGGTATCAGAATATACCAAAACAGGAATACGAATAAAGATGCTATCTTTAATTGTGTCATGGATACTTTCAGGTTTTAACCAACGATCTACATAATTTGTATCATGTAATGTATCAATGATAGTTGGATTATTTACAGAAGTTATTATAGAATCTATGTTTATAATAGTATCTGAAATTATGGTTAGCGTACTATCTGAAGATATTACAACATTTTCTTTATTGCTATTACAAGTTTGCATTAATAAGAACATTAATAATGCTCCTAATCCAACTGGAAGTAAAGCTTTAATTACATTTCCTAAATCTAAATTTATCATTTATTTATGGCTTAAAGTGACTGTATATGCTTTTACCTTTTACTTTTTTAACCTTAAGAACTTCTTTTCTATTTTTGCCTTTTAGCTTCATAGAAAAATGTACCCAATCTGGTTCTTTATCATTTCCGTATTCCCAGATTAATTGATCAAAGTCTATGTTAGCATATATGTAATCAAATATTTCTTTGTTGGTAATTATACCATATACGTCAGCATCTACATCTAAAGCTTCTCCTTTAGAATGTTGAGAAGTACTACTTCCTCCAATTCTATCATTTAATGCTTGAGATCTATATCCTGAAGATACAAATATTGGCATTCCTAATCCTTCTCTTAAAGGTTGAAAACCATTAATAGCAATATTTTTTAAAGCATCTAAATGCTCTGCAGTTGGGTTATTATCTATGCCGTATTTAGTAGCGGTGTTAGATTTAATTACTTCTTTTAATGATAAGTTTTTACTTAGTTTCATATTACAATATATATTGGACTCCTATAATTTTAGTTACTCTTCCTCGACTATCTACTTTAATAGGACAATATTTATACATTACATGTGCTATTTTATTTTCATTTTCTCTTTTAACATTTAAATTTCCTTTACTTACTTTATTATTCATTAAAGTATATTTTAAATCAAATGCTAGAGTATTTAAAGCTTTTTTATCTGCTCTATCAAAAGTTCCATTTTGATAAGATTCAATGTCTTCTTTTGTGTAGCCTATATTTTCATAAAAAGATAAAGAAAGTTTTTGGTCTATACTATAAGATGGTCCTGTCCAGCTAACATCTATAACGCTATATCCATCGCAAAGTTTATCAATTAATTCTAATTGTTCTTTTTCTGATATAGGTGCTACTCTTTTTAAAACATCTTGTTTTATAATGAAGTCTACCTTTTCATGTAAAGATAATTCTTTCATAGGTTTATTTATTTAAAGAAGCTGTTAATATGTAATCAGTCAATTTAGTAACTGCTAACTCTAAAGCTATTAACCTAGTGATCAAAGAAGTATGTTTTTCATCAGAAATATCTTTATTAGAGGCTATATCTTTTAATATGCTTTGAGTTTCTATTTGAATAGCTATGACTTTTTCTTCTAGCTCTTTAATTGTCAAATTTTGTTTTTCGTCAGTTTCTACTTGTTTGTTGATTATTCTGTCATATAGTATAGGAACACTTTTCCATATGCCGAGTATTAATCCTCCTACTAACAATAATATTAAAGTTGCAGATAAACCTATAGTAGATACAGCTTCTACAATTTGTTCAAGAGAAAAAAATAGTAAATTCATCATTATTGTTTTAAAATTCTTGCGGTACTTAAGTAATATTTATCATTTTTACTTTCTATATAATTGCTATCAGTATAAGCATTTTCTGTTGCTTTTAGCTCTTTTAGTCTACTCATTATATTATTTTTTTAAGTTGTGATACTTTTGCAAACTCTTGAGGTATACAATTTTCTTTTAACCCGTGATTAAAAGACAACAAAGATAGATATAATGCTGAGAACTCTGAACAAGTAAAACCTTTAGTGTTAAAATTTAGTTTCACTTTTATAGCTGTTTCTATAGCAATTCTTAAAAACAATAAAAAATCATAGGGAGTTTTAGTATCTGTAAACTTCTCTAGTTCTTTAACTGCTTTATTGATTTTAACTTTTGAAGCTTTAGGTCTCAATATGCTAACTGCTTCTGTAGTTTCAAGTCTGCGAACCAAAGGATCTATATCTACTCCTTTCTCATTAGAATCTACTATAAACCATTTATCTCCATGTTTGACTATTACGCCTACATGACTAAAGAAAGAATTGGTCCAAGTACAAATAGCTTTGCTTATGAACCTGTTCTTTCTTATTAATATGATGTCTCCATGTCGGATGTTATTTTCTATTTCTGATAGTTTCATTCTTCTTCTATAAATAAATTAAGTTTAGCATTAAGTTCGTTTATTCCTAATAGCTCTATTCCAGAATTTTCTTCATTGGAAATAATATTTGCTACTTCAGCTTCTGTTAAGTATTTACCAAAAGACTGACAGCTTATAATACAATGAGTTTCATTTTTATATAAAGGTTGAGTATAATGTTCATCAGCTCTCCAATCTTTCCATTTAACTGAAACTTCATTATCATTTTCATCAAATGTAGTAGCATTAGGTAAACCTGTAAATACATTTGTTTCTAAAAATGCTATTGGAGCATATATGAACAAAGGATACTCGCTCATAGTTACTTTATCTTCATTATAAAATGTTTTATAATAACTTAAAGGGCAGTCATTATTATCTATGTTAGGAAATACTAATTTTCCAGGAATATGTTCTTTAGGTAAACCACCATTAGTCTGAGCCCCTATTAAATTAAGAATAAGTCCAAAAAGAAGTTGGTCTTTCACAACCTCTGATGTCATTAGAGATGCTATGTTTTGTGTATGTATTATTGCTTTCATTGTTAAAAGTTTACTATTTTTTCAGTAGGAAAAGATTTTAAAGTTAAAGTATTAATACCTTTTAAATCTTCTACAGTTGTAGGTGTTTTCAAGCTATTAAAATCCCACCAATGTACAAGATTACCTTCTTTTATTTTATTTGAGTACCTTCCTCTTCCTTTATTAAAAAGATATTTGAACTCGTCTTGGGATAAACCAGTATTCCAAAAAGCAGTTTCAGATTGAACTCCATTAATTTGTTGAGCTACTCCACTATTCGTTGCCCCAAATCTATCAAAAGAATTTTGAGCGCTATCTGTGGCAGTTAAAGCACCAGTAGAACTTTCTACTGAATTAACATAAACTTTAGTTTGTAATCCAATAACACTTATTCCAATATGAACTTTAGTGTCTAAGGGAATAGATACTGAAAAAGATAAGTCACTTGCTCCAGCTTGATTTACTCTTAATATAGAAGCGTTTGTTAAAAAAACAAATGAAGAACCAAAACTGCTTCCAATTAAACGTACTCCCGAAATAGAAGAAAAAATAAACCAACCAGAAAATGACCAATCAGAACCATTAATGAAGTTAGTTGCCATTTTAGTATAAGTTCCTGATGTATTTGGATAGACTAAGCCACCCTTAAAACTAAATTCATCCCAGTAATTTCTAGGAAAATCTGGAGGATTATCATATACTATAATGTCTCTTGAAATATTTTCACCATTTATGATATTATTATTTTTACCATATTCACTTCCTATAATGGTAGTGTCGGTAATACCTGCCTGAACTAAAGCAGGAGCATTATTAGGATTAAGTTTTAAATCTATTCCTTCTAAAAGTTTTCTACCTCCAGGATTAGGGTGAGAAGCTGTATTACCTAAAGCATCTTCATAAACATTTGAAGTTTTTACTGAAACTTTACCAATATTGGCAATATACCAATAATCCATTTCAATTACATCTCCAACCAACATCCCTCCTACTGGCTCTATTCTCCATTGGGTAGTATTTATATAAGTAAATGGGGGATTAATATCAAACTCCATCCAAACCCCATCTGTATAATTTAATGTTATTGCGTAAGAGCTAGTATTTGCAGCAAGTAATTTAAAACTACCATTCCCTCTACCAGTTGTAAATTTAATTTTAAATACCCACCTAGACGGGCCACTTGAAGCAATACTACTATTAGGCTTTAAATATAAATAAGAATTAACATCTGAATTTTCTAATCTAAGTAGTCCATTTATAACGTCATGCGAAAGAGTTAAAGCACTACCACTAGCGTAATCTACACCTCCTAAATCATTTGTAAAATCAGTAAATAGTTTACCAGAAGAAGACATATTATTATAGCCTAATAAAGCATTTCTAGCATAACTATCTTGCGTGTTATCTGTCCAATTAGTAGCTAAGTAATTAATAATAGTTGCATTTCCTGCTGTACCACCTATTGCATAAGCTGTGCGTCCATCACTTTCTTGTAAAGGTAGTAGAGTACCATCATCTAAAATTAAATTATATATTGTACCAGGAGTTAGTGTAATTGTATTTCCACTTTTACTAGCAATAGAAGTTCCCTCATAAGAAACTATGTTTATACCTGTTAAATTTGTAAATGATAATGTTTGTGTACCATCAGAAGTTAAACAAGGTTGATTAACTATTTTAGGCGTATAAGAAGTTTTGCCAGAATATTCAAGAGTATTCCCTAAAGCATCTAGCGTACTTGAATTTAAAGCAGCAGGGACTATTATTCCTAGATTATCCGTATAACCATTATCATTAACATAACTACTAGATATAGTTCCATCTTCTACCCAAGTATCGGATTGCCTATTCATTATAGTTCCAGTTACATCATTTGTTCCTAATCCATTATCTACAATACTATGTATAGTATCTCCATTCCCTTCATCAAAAACCCAATGAATTAAATCTATGCCTAATGTTACATTCCTAACTAAGTATTCTGATACTTTAGCAGGAGTGTAGTTACTTTTATAAGCTAATAAAGTATTATTAAAACTATGAAAATTATAATTAGCTGTAGTGGTATGAGTACCTATTACTTCTGGAGTTCCACTATTTATCACAACAATAGCTTCTGTATTACTAAACCAAAATTCAAAAGTGTTCCATTCATCTAAATTGACTGTGTCACTTATACTTTTTGTAACACCAAGAACTCTACATGCCATTACTCCGTCAGTACCTCTATAGTAAACTCTAGCGGGTGCACTGGCAGATGACTCTATATTAAGTATATAGTTGTGAGTCTGAGATGAGTCTGCAAAAAATACAACTTTTTGATAGATTTCGCCTATCCAAATAGCATCTGTTGTAGAGCTAGAAAGATTTATTTGAATATCAGTAGCATTACCTACATCTCCCTTTACACACCTTCCAGGTTGTACTACTCTACCATTTTGACTAGGTACAGTAATGTCATCTAACAAAGTATCTCCATAAATAGAGCCAACATGTTGAATAACTTTTGCGCCATTAGGTGCTTTATATATAGGTGCTTTTTCTACCATTAGTTTTGGTCATATTCTGGTGTTACCCAATAGTTAGTACCGTCAAACTCTACATGATATTCATGTGTCCAATCACTATTGTTAGGAGCAATTAAAGCTGTAGCACTTCTTACTTTTGTTGTAGCTGCTAAATTTATTGTAGGAGAAAAAGCTGTAGTAGCCGTAGTTAATCTTATAGTATACTTAGTACCTTTAACTCCATTAGTAAATGTTAAGTTTCCACTAAAAGCTTCGTCCATATTTACTTCAATAACTTTATGAGCAAGATTAGCACCACTTAAATCAAATGTTGTGTGACTACTTACTACAAATGTGCTTAGTACAGCAGATGCTACAACACTAGTAGGATTACTAGAAGGTAAAGGTATATTAACCCAAGCAGAACCATTCCATTGAATAATATCTCCAGTAGTAGCTGCTGTAATAGTTGCATCTCCAATATCATTTATAGTGTTGATAGTAGGTATTGCATCAGGTATCCAATTTATACCATCCCATTTTAAAAATTCTCCAGAAACTGCACCACTAGTATCTACATCTGTTAAATCACTAATTTCAGTAATAGTAAAAGGAACAGGACTTGGCAACCATTTTCCAGTACTAGAATTATATAATAATATTTGACCATTTCCAGGAGGAGTAGATAAATCTACATCACTATGACTGTCAATAGTACCATTAGCCTCTACTATTGCCGCAGGTATCCAATTGCTACCATTCCATTTAAGAAATTCCCCTGTAGTTGGTGCAGAAGTAGTAGTGTCTACATCGCTGTGTTCGTCAACACTTCCGCTAGCTTCTATTATTGCAGCAGGTACCCAATTAGTTCCGTCCCACTTAAGAAATTCACCAACGCTAGGTACAGCAGAAGTAGTGTCAACATCTCCTATATCATCTATAGCATTTATAGTAGGTATTATAGCAGGAACCCAGTTACTACCGTCCCATTTAAGAAATTCTCCAGTATTAGGAGTTGTAGTTGTAGTATCTACATCTGATAAATCATCTATGTCTGTTACACTAAATCCACCGCCTATTACAAATTCAGTACCGTTCCATACTAAAATATTTCCTACTCCTATGCCAGAAACATCTACATCTGCAATATCATTAATACCATATATTCCTAATCCTATTACTTCCCATACTTTTTCATTAGTAGAGGTAGCATAATCTACAGGTCTTATTGTAGATCCTCCATTATCTGTAGAATTATTAGCAGTAAGTATATATTTGACTTCTTTATCTGTTGAAGCATCTACATAAGTTACAATAGTTCCTATATCTAAATTGGCAGAAAATACTTGTCTTAGTTCAGGTATGTTTGTTATAGCTGCTCCACTTCCATCTAAGTCTGGAAAGTCGGATACTTTAATTGCTGTATCTTTATTTCTAGTATGTATTTTAGTTTTTTCAGCATCTTCTATTAAAGAGTATCCTGTGATTTTGTCTACCTTATTAGATAATGCTGCAGATAAAGTGGCGACATCTGAACTGTTAGCATTTGTATCTGCTATAATTACATTTAACTCTGTTTGTATTTTATCTGCTGACCATAATTCATTAGTATTAGTAAGTCCTGCTAAATCATTAATAGGAGCATGTTGATTAATATCATTAATATGAGTATTAATTAAACTGGCAGTTATATTCAATCCAGAAGCATCTAGAGCTGTATCTTCGTTTTTTTGATGTCTGGCTGCAGTATTTGAAGCTACATCTGATGGATTAATACCATTTGCTCCTAATATTCTAGTCCAAGTAGAACCATCGTATATATAAGAAGCTCCACCACTAGGTACTGCTGCATCTGCAGAAGCATCTGTAACATGAGTTACATCTCCATTAACCATTCCAGTTAAAGCATCTCTTGCTGCAATATCAGCTACAGTTTGTATATTGTTAATAACTAGAGTACTTCCACCAAATGAAAGTTCTTCCCAATCAGTAATTGTAGTTCCTGCAGTTCCTGGTTTAAGCTTATAGTATTTATCTCTAAGAGTGGTTCCATCATTCTCATAATGAACATAAGCCATCATACCATCTTGCTTTCTAGAAGGCATTATACCATCCCAATCTGTATCAGTTAAGTCTCCAATATGCTTAATATAGTGAAGTCCTCCTTTAATCTCTTTAGAGTCTAATAAAGATACATTATTACCATAAGAAGCAACTTGTAAAGATTGAAGTAAATTAATTTGACCTGAAGGTTTAGCTCCAGTAGTTTTGTTTGGATATGCCATTATTTAAAGTTTATTTCTATGCTTCCGTTAATAGCTAATGGAGCACTAGTTCCACTAAGTCTAGTTATTCTATATGTAGTAGTAGTTCCATTATTATTATAACTGAATGTAGAACTTACTGTAGTATAATTATTTCCAGGAAATGTAGCATTATCAAATACTTGAGTTCCGTAAGCGTCTGGATGTACTGTATATATATGTACAGCACCTGTTCCTGGTTCTGTGAATGTTACTTTGCCTGTTTTCTTGGCAGACCTAAGTTCATGATATACTTGATTAGGAACATTAGCATTTCCTTTAGCAGTATTTAAAAAATTCTGCAATGCGACAGTGTTTCCAGGATCTGTAAAATCTGTAGTACTATCTGCCATAAAATAATATACTCTATACATAGTTTGAACATAAGTGTAAACTGTTGGACTTACTAAAGCATTGCCTGAACCTGAAGAAGTGACTTCATATATCCTCCCTTCAGAAACTTTAGTTATACCATTTCCAGGTACTCCGCTATAAGCTGAAGTAAATGTAGGAGCTGTTGTACTAGTTGCACCAAAAGATCCTGTCTGAGTTTCTTTCTTTTCCCAAGTAGTAGCAGGTGTAATATTAGCTAATTCTGTAAATGTGGTAGTAATTAAAGTACTTGAAGCAGCTGTTGTAATATTATTTCCTGTTTCTACAGTAGAAGTTAATTTAAGAGCCGTAGAGCCATTAAATCTAATTGTAGGTGCTGTGTATATCAAAGCAAGTAATTTGCTATGCTGACTAGCGTCAAAATGATAATATTCGTTAGTATTTCCTCCTTGTAAGGTAGTAAGAAGATTATGATCTGTAGTTCCACCGCCACCAGTTCCTGCTGCAGTAATTTCTTGAGCTATATAATCTACTAAAGCATTTAATGAAGGATACATAGATGTAGAAGTCTTATTAGCATTTACATCAGTTAAAGTTTGAACTTTATTTGTAAGATCTTCTTTTCCATTGATTAATGCTTGTGCTGCTGCATCTAAGTCTGCAATTGTATGAATATGAACATCAGGAGGAAAAGTAGCTGGTTTATTTGCTAAAGTATTCCAATCTCCTGCATTTCCTGATTGAACTAACCTTCTCCAGTTAGTTCCATCAAATATAATCCAGTCTCCTACTATAAAAGTTTCTCCGTTAGCTACTGCTATATTAGGGTCGCTAACTGTTCCTGCAGTTCCGCATATATAAAAGTCTCCGTCAGTTCCTGAATTGTCATTTAGTATTGGACCAGTGTTAGCTGAAGCATTCCATACAGTTCCTTTTATAGTTACTCCTCCAGAGACTCCTACAGTTAAGATAGTCCAATCTGAAGGAGTAGTCACATCTGTACTAGGATTAGTAGTTAATTCATAAAAGCTTTGATTGTCTGCTGTATAGACTACCATATTATCTGTTCTAACAGGTAAAGGTAATCCACTGTTTAATGTTGCCATATTAGCAAAAGAAGAGAATCCTCCTTTTACTGTAAGAATATCCATTAAAGAATAAGTGTCGCTAGAAGCGTTTCTTTCAAAATTTGATGTTATTTTAATTCCCATTAGTTAGATATTATACAGGTGCTTGCTCCACTAGAAGCATTTTGACTTCTAAATACTTTATAAGTAACATTAATTCCTGTTGCTGTGTTTATAACTATATCTGTTTGTCCAGATAAATTTTGATACATGTCAAAGCTATTAGCTATACTAGATAAAGTAGAATTTCTAATATCGTTTGGCATTTGAACTCCTGTAGGTATCAGTAAATAACTGTATTCAGAACCTGAAGGATTAAAAGTTAATCGACTTCCTACTATGTCATTACCAGTAGAGTTAGTCATATTTTTAGTTAAGTCATTTTGACTAGCTGTTAAAGCTGCAGCTTGACCAGTATTTATTACTGGGCTTGCGTGAGTACCCCATATAACTCTTCCATAAAATCCCATAACATAATTTCTACTAAATGTAGTGTTTTTAGTGTTTAGTCCTGTTACTGTAAAACCTACAGTATCTCCAGGAGTACTTGAAGTTATGACGCTATTAAAACTAACTGCTTGACTAGTAGTAGTTTTAGGTACGCCAAAAGTTGCTGGTAAATAAGTTCCTATATAATTAGATAGTGCTATAGCATTAGAAGCAGTACTTATATTTCCTGAGTTATTGTATCCCCAAGTAAATGTTTGATTTTGACCTATGCTTGCTCCTATTTCTTGAACAGTACTTATTCCATTTAAAGTAAAACTAGAGAATGAAGGTAAGGAATAAGGAAAAAACATATTTTCAAATATTTCTTGATAGGTTAATCCGTTTATATTAGTTACTCCAGATTTAATATCTCCAAATGTGTTTCTAACAGTAGTTTCTCCTACAGGATTCGTAAAAGTTACACTGTTATCAATGTATACTTTTATCGAACCTTGAGTGGCTGCTTGGGTTCTCGACGCTGCTGACATAGTATCATCATCTAAAAGAGTAAATCCTCCAGACGCTAATTGTGATGCTATATAAGCTTTAGTTGATTGTTGAGTTGGTGCTTTAGAATTAGAGTCAGAAGCAAAATCATCTTCATCTAATAGTATGTTAGTGCCTGAATTAACAAGCTCCATAAACTTTTCTATAGTTATGGACTTAGGATCATACTTTTTACCATCTGTATTAGAAGTACTTCTTTTACCTATGATTACTAAATCAAGGGTTTCTGCTTTAGTTATTTCTTTTAAAGCTTCTATATTAGATATTATTCTAGTTCCTGACATTAGTATTTTTTAATTGTGTAGTATGCGTAATCTACTAGTTTAAGTAATTCAGTATCTTTTAAGCAATAATGATCAAAAGTACTGTCTAATTCTTTATTGAGTTCTTCTAATCTAGAATTATGTCTAGAAAGTATATCTATTATGTAACTTAATTGTATAAAGTCTTTATTTTTGTTTTCGCAGAATTTACCATAATGATATCCTTTACTTATTTTTTCTCCTAAAGAAGCATGCTTACATTGCAAATCTAATACATAAGTTTTAAATTTACTAACAAAATTTTCAATAATTTCGACTGGAGGATCTGGATCTGGATCTGGATCTGGATCTGGATCTGGGTCTGGGTCTGGATCTGGGGCTGCTCCTCCATAAAATATTACATTAAAGTCTGTTTTTTCCCAATCATCTAAGCCATCTTGAACAGTGTAAGTAGGTCCATTGCTTCCTGTTAAAGGAAGATATAATCCTAAATTAGAAATACTGTCTGCAGCATCGTGATCATTTGCAGTGCCAGAAAAAGTTACAAGTATTTCTTTAGTTACATTGCTTCCAGCACTCGCTGCTAATGTCCAACCTAAAGGAACATTAGTTGCATATAAATTACTAGCTGCTTTAGAAGCGTTAAATGTGGCTGATCCGTTAATACTTATGGTTATATTTCTAGTAAAGTCAACAACTCCTGGAGCATTTATATTTTCGTAAAAAGTATCCGAACTTGTGGTAATAGTAGATGCCATATTATTTTCCTTCTATTATAAATGTTGCGTTTTTAATTACTAAAGTTGCTGTACTATTTGAAGCTACCTTAATGACTAAACTATCTCCATTTATTAAAGTAATTGGAAATCTCAAACTTGCTTTACCTGACTTGGCTGAACTTGAACCTGTACTTGCAAAAACAAGTAAATTAGTAATCGTAGTTCCATTTTTATATATTGTAAAAGTAAACTCTTCACTTGATCCACTTGTAAATGCTATATTAAATTCAACAATAGTTGTAACATTTTCGTTTACTGTAAGAGTTCCGTCATTAAGGCTAACTGAGTATCCGCTTGCTTCAGATGTTTCCCATTCTTCTATAGGAGTTGCTACAGTAGTTGTATTTATAGTCTTATCTGAGGATATCATTATTGCAGCATACTTATTATTTGCTGCTGTTCCTGCTGGGCCTGCTGGACCTGTTGCTCCTGTAGCTCCTGTAGGACCTTTTAAATTTGTTTCTAAAGTCCAAGCTCCTGCAGCTTTGCTATAAAGATTACCAGTTATAGTATCTATATAAGAATCTCCATCTTCACCTAAAATATCTCCAGGAGCAATTGTTCCATAAAGAATTTGTTGACTTGTTCCTGCTGCTCCTGATTCTCCATTTGCACCATTAGTTACAGTAAATGTAGAAGTAGTAGCATCTGAATAAGTTATAGTATAAGTATCAGTAGTTCCTGGAGAACCATCTCCGTCAGTAAGTTCTATTTGAGAAATTCCTACTCCATTAGTACCATCTTCTCCATTGCTGGAAGTACAAGGACACTCTAGTTCTATCCAGTTGCCTGCATGTAAATTTACATCGTTTGTAGAAGCTACTGTTGTGTTTTTAAAGGATACCCAATTAGCAGAAGCAAAAGGAGCAGTAGCAAAGTCAGCACCAGTATTAGAGGTTGCGTAACCTATATACATAAATGCAGAAGCTCCGTCAGCTCCATTAGCCCCAGTTGCACCTTTATTTAGAGTGGCAGGTAATGTAATGCTTTTACAAGCTCCATTACACGTTGCACTTTTACATGATTTACATGTCATAAGAAAATTTTAAATATATTAAACTAAATAGTGAACAATAACGTTTCCTGTTGCTATACCATTTAAAACTAATCCAGTAATGGTACAACCTGCTGGAGCTGTTATTTCCACAAAATAAGATTTATTAGAAAGGTCTACTGGCCACCCATTTACAGCAACTATACCAGGCATATTATGAGCATTGCCAAATATTTTAATATATTTACATCCAGCAGGGGCTGTAAACGTTACTCCTATTCCTACATTAACTGCTGAAAAAGTCCTAGCAGTGGTTTGAATAGCTACAGGAACATTAGATTGGTTACTAGCTATAGTGACTGGTACTGATTGAGACATTGCAGCTTGTCCTAATGCAGGAGTTTTATTATCTATTGAAGTAACTTTTTGTGAAGTTGTAACTCCATTAGTTTGAATATTAGCAGTGTTTACATCCATACTTTGTGTAGCTGCTGCAATAATATTTGATTTATCACTAATATTATTATTAGTGTTAGAAACTCCTTGTAAAGTACTTTGTGTAGCAAAATCTTTATTCTCTAAAAGAGATAAAGTAGCTTGAGTAGCTAAAGTAGCTTGAGTAGTTTCTGTTGCAGCTCCACTTGGCAGTGGTAAACTTGATGCACTTACTGGCACAATTTGATCACTAGCAATGTTTACAGGCGTTGAAGCGGCTGTTAAAGCTGCTCCTTGAGCTGGTAACTTAGCATCGATACTTGTAGTGTCTCCAGCGATTGTTCCTAGGCTAGTATTGCCAGTATCTTGTTTTGCTTCAGTTGAAGCACCAGTTGGTAGTGGTAAAGCTGCAGCACTTACTGGCTGAGTTTCCGTCAAGTCTGCTTTTGCTTGAAGTTCTGTAAGTAATGACCCTAGAGCTGTAATTAACGTATCTTGTTTAGCTTCAGTAGCAGGTGCAGCAATTATTTTATTTAAAATAGAAGTTAACAAATTAATTTGAGAACTTATAGCTATTCCTTGACTTAACTCTTCTGCTAGCATTAAGTTTAATACTGCTGAAGGATCTAAATATTCTAATGGCCCTGCTGGAGTATAAGCATTTCCAGACACATCTTCGTAAGAAGTTACCCAAGGACCTGATGGTTGAGTGTACTCTCTTATTTGTTGCACTACTTTATCAGATGCTCCTGTATCTCTTACTAATAATACTTCAATATCTTGAGTATCTATTGTGTGATTTAATAATGAAATTAGAGTGGATTCGGTAGCTAGAGTTTTTAGAGTTTTTTCACTAGATACACCTCCATCATTTCCTGTTCCACCTAATAAGTTTTCTATTCTTCTAGAAGAATTAAGTATTTGATTTTGAGTTTCGTTTGCCATTTTTTAAAGTTTTTAGTTACAATTGCATTCTTCAAATGCACATAAATTAGTTACTGAATCAAGTAACAAGTTAGCTTGGGTTTCATTTCCACAAGCTGCAGCAGATGTTTGTGCTGCTTTGAGTAATGCTTCAGCTTCTATTGCTTTTTGCATTAAATCTCCTTTATCGCAATTACAGTGATTGTCAGCTACTCTTAACCACATTTTATCTACACAGCATCTTGCTGAACATGTAATAAATTCTGTAAGTGTGTAAGAAGTGTTTTTAGCTACAGCGTCAACTCCTACGCCTTCAGTGTAATATACTTTATATTCAAAAGTATGATAACCATCAGCTAGAACTAAGTCTGCTATGGTATAAGTAAATTCTCCATTTATTTCTCCTGGAGCATCATCAGTAACATCGTATATTACTCCATCAATTACAAGTTCAATCTTAGTAGCATCTGAAGATGCAGGATTTGGAGTATTCCATGCAGTAGCATTGGAATCCACATTATAAACTCCAGTAATGTCAGTTATTTTAACTTCATTACAATTGTGATAACATACAGATATTTTTGGTTCAAAAGCCATAGAGAAATAATAAATAAAGAAAAAAAGTAAAAAAAAGGAGGAGAATTAACCCCTCCTTTTATGATTTATATCTTAGAATGATAATCCAGTAAGCTTTTCAATTGTTGCTTGCAAACCTGTAATTGGATCATCTGCCCATCCACCATTAGTAGAAATTGCAGCAATAGTCAACTGTTTAGGAGCATGAATAGCACCGTATCCTCGTTCTTCTTTAGTTGTGTAAGTGATTTCATACAAGTTGTATAAAGCACCTTCAACAGCTTTAGCTCTACGAGTAAAGACATGTGGTTCTGGAGCTCGCATAGTGTTTCCACCATTTCCTTGAAGGAAGAATTCCAATTCAGCTACTTGCTCATAAGTACCTTTTCCGTTATCTTGTCCAACAGAATTAGTAAGAGTAGTAGTACCAAAATCTCTCAATGTCATAGTCCAAGAAGTTCCTGGGTAGTAATGCATTTTACCAGTGTCAAATTCTCCAGCTATGCCAGTTACTTTAACTCCCATTTCAGAAGCAACAGCAGTTGCAGCAGGAATTGTTTCTAAACCAGTGTCATTAAAAGTTTCAGTTGTTCCTTGATAAGGAACATCTAAAGTAAGAGTATCATTAATAGCATCAATAGAAGCAATTACATAAACTGGATCAGTTGTGGCAGTACCAAATCTTAAAAGACCTCCTACTTCCATAGCTGCGTTAGTTGTAGCATCGTCTACATCTGCCCATCCAGTAACAACTTTACTACCATTGGTAGCTACTACTGTTGCTGAAGTTGCAGTACCTGTACCTAAAGCAGTACCTGCTTCATCGCATAAACGTTCAGCTTTTACAATTTTACTTGCTTCTTTGCTGAAATTTTTAATGAATGAATCAGTTAAACCGCTTGCAATACCAAGCTGAGTTGCTCCTGTTGAAGGAGATTTGTAAACTGCATGTTTAAGGTATTGTCCACCGTGATTTGAAACTAAACTTTGGTTTAAGTTTACGTTAGCCATATAAACGTTATCTGCAATTACATTAATAGAACCAGAAGTTCCATTAAATCCAATTACGTCTACTTGTTGAGCTGCAGCAGCACCAACGACTTTTTTAAGTTTTGTTACTGTTGTAGGATCTATGATCTCAGAAGTAACAGGAGAATTTCCGTTTTCTTGAGCTACCATAAATCGAAGACCTGCGTCATTTGCGCTAGTCAGTTTATCTCCGTATGCCCCAAATACTCCTACTTCACCAGAAGCTAAGGAATTAATCCCTGCAGCTCTACTAGCTCCGTTTGTACTTGTGTCATTACCTAATAGTAACCATTGAATGTTGTTTTGTGAAAATGTTGCCATTTTATTTTAAAATTAAATTAATAAATATTGTTATTCAGTTTTTTGTTGATTTAGTTGTGCTGCTGTTTGTAGTCGTTGTTCTTGGAACACTTCTAGTCCTATTAGCACAGCCTCATCTATTATCTCTCTTATAAATACATCATTGTATTCAATTGCTTGAATTGTAGAGTATCCTTCTATAGATAAACTACCAGGCAAGATAGTTAAATCAGATACAATGATAGGCTTAGGTCTCTTAATATATCTTAAATGGTACTTAGTAATATCATAAGAATTTGCTTCTATAAGCTCATGTTGCTGAGTAATATTGTCCCAACCATAATCCATTCTCCATACTAGTTTGTCACTAGGCTTTTTAAAAGGATTTCTTTTATTCTTATTGTATCCATCATGAGTAATAGGTTTAACTTCTATTCTCGTGTTGTCAATACATGCGTCTGCAGATGATACTGTAACTTCTTCTGTGGTTGCCCACATAAAATCTTCAGGTAAATCTACAAACCTACCATTTGGTAAATTCAAAGAACTATCGTAAGTCTTAGGAGTAAGATTAGCTGTCTTAGTTAAAGGAGCTAATTCCTTTTTCCTTTTCTCACTTTGTTCATACCCCTCCTGGTATTTGTTACCAAGAGGGTTATAAACTTGTTTTATTTTTCTTTCAGCACCTTTAGTTAATAATACTGAGATTTCATAAGCATCTAACCCTGGAGCTGAAGGCCCCATTAATTTATCGTATGCTAATAGGAACTCATTATTAATTTCAGTTGCTGTCATTTATTATTTTGTTTTTCCTTCTGCAATTTCTATACGCTCTCTTACAGTAGCATATACTTCTTGATTTTCAGGATCTTTGAGGAATTTAATAGCATTTACTATATCTGCTTTATCTCCTGGCTCACACATTTTATCTCCACCTGGAAGTATGTAATTACCTTTTGATATCTTAATAGCTCCTGCTCTTACTGCTCTGTGGATAAGAATTTTATCCTCAAACATATCATCCTCTGTTATGCTTAAGAAACTTTTGATATCTTCTTTAATGATCTTAGTAATCTCATTTCTTAAGAAGTCATCGTTAGAATCTTCAGATGGCATTCTTCCATAAATCTTAAGGAAGTTTGACATATAAGCTCTATTGTTTCTAATTTCACCAAACTTAGTCCAAGCTCTCTCATTTTGATCAGCTTCATTTAAGTTAGTTTTCTGAGCAAAGTCTTCTGAAATTAAAGCAAACTTGTAAGTCATTTTATCATATTGGACATCTCCTGAAGGAGCTACCAATTCTTTATTAGACAGTAATACTTTATATTCTAAATAATCTTTAGGATTAGATAGATTTAAAACTCTCTCATCTTTTGAAAGCTTGATTCTAAAAGTAGTCCAGTAGTTTTCTGCTGGCTTATTATAAATAGATAATTCGCCTACATTAAAAGGCATTCCTGATCTAGATTTATCTTCAAAATATTCTCTCTCCTCTGGAGATAATGGGTCAATTAAGTTTCCCATTCTATCCATAGGTACGCAAACGTCTATAGTTGCATTTCCAAATAAAAAGAACGCTTCATGTTTTTCATCCTTGATAGGACCTCTAGCCCTCATGATAGGGATAATTGTTACCTTTTTATTAGGTAACGTAAATTCTTTCTTCTTTAATTCTTTTGTTGCCATTAATAAAATTTAAATAAATAAAAAAAGAGTGGAGGAAGAACTTAATCTTCCTCCTTAACTCTTATTATGCTAATATTGCTGGAATAAAGGATGCAGTCCTAGAAGGATCTTTCACACATACTCCGCCAATGAACATTTTATGCTCTTCCCAAGAATCTTCTGCAGTTCCGATAGCAGTAATTTTGCCATCTGGATCAAAAGGATTTCTTAGTCCTGGAATGTATTTGTGGATGATCTCAGGTTGCCCTTTAACACCTACTTTTTGAATGTTAGGTGCACCATCAGTAGTTCCGATATCAAAGATATCATATCTGTATGATTCTGCTACTCCTCCATTAGGATGCATTACCTTGTTACGGTTTCTGTCATCGTACATAGAATCAATGCTCAAAGAAACTTTGATGCCATTTGGACCCATATACTCAATGAACTGACCACCGTAGCCATAACCCATCTTAATGTTCTTCATAGTTGTTTTGTACATTCTATCAGTGTTCTGTAAAGGAGTAAACAACTGAGTGTGTCCTTCAAGAGCTTCATGGAATTGTACAGCACCTCGTTCTCCTGTTCGTAGAACAAATTCTCTTTCATCGCCTGCAAGCTTGCCTTCAGATAAATCTAAAAGTCGGCTAGACAATTCTTTGATTGAGAAAGTTGTATAGTAGGAAGTGTTACTAGATTGCATTTGCTCTCTAATTCCAGAACCTTCTACGATAGGATAACCTGATTTGCCTTTGGTTGCGTAGTTACCGTCTTTACCTCTGTTAGAAGTACCAAAGTACAATAGTCGGTTAATGTCATCCTTGAACTCTTTCATGAACTTTAAAGATTCATATTCAAGCCAAGTTGCCATTTTTTCACCGTTATCTCCTAAAATAACTGTACCCAACTTACGAGACTTCATATTACCTGGAGTTTTCTTTTCCATTCTGATTTGAGAGAAAGAATTCTTCATTGTAATGTTAGACTTGTAGTGTGGTTTACGTCCTTTTTGAGACATAGTTCGTTCTACTGGAGCATACTCAATTGAGAATTTCTTGCCTTTAGCAAGCTCTTCTGCTGGCATGAAAAACTTAGGATCAGAAGTATACATTTGAGCTTTATACACAAAGTTAGTTCCTTCAGGCGTGCCTTCAGATACTATTCTTACTGGGTAAAGTTCATTCTTCTCACCTACGATTTTTTCAGTGTCATCGAACCAATCAATGCCAAATACCAACTCAAATTCTGTAAGTCCGTATCCTGGTTTATCTGCGGAAGTTACTGCAACACCGTTAATTCTAGCTTCAACAAGAGGTACATTTTGTACAGCTTGTGATTCCAATTGCCAAGTATAGTCGGTATCATCCTCAAAATACTTAGTTGGATATTTAGCTAAAACAGACTCGATGTTATTACCAAAGTTCTTTTGCAAGATCTTAGTAATGTAACTCTCCATTTTTTGTGGACTTTGTGCCCACAATGCACCTAGATGGTTTTCAGTCGTAAGACCTTTCCAGTTAGTTGCATCTGTCATTTGTAATGGGGAAATCATTGCCATTTTATATAGTTTTTATATTGTTTCTTATTAATAATTGTTTGGGTCAGGTAAGCTATCTAAAAAGCTTTTAACCTTTCCTAAATTTTCTTTTGGTTTATTGCTTGCAGTATTACCTCTAACTAAGATATTTCCTTCGCTAGCTAATTGGTCTAACCTATCAATAGCAGATTGACTTTTTTGCTTTCCTCCATATAAAGGAGTGAAATCTGTAAAACCTTTTGTTATAACATGTAAAGCGTGAACTTTCATTTTATAACTTTGATCTTTTGTCCAGTTAGTCATAACTGCATCATAAGCTCTACCATCTTTAGTAGTTACTGCAGGAGTTGTCATACTTTCATAAACCTTTTCTCTAAGACTAGAGTTAAGTTTCATTCCAGGTATAATATCTACTGTTTCTACTGATTTTTTAAGCTCTTCTTGAAAGGCTGCTTTTTTTTCTGCTGCTTTTTTTTCTTTTTCTACTTTATCAGCAAGTCTTTTTTCAACATCTATACTTGCTATAGCTTTTAAAGAGGTATGAGCATCTAAAGCTTCTTCTTTATCAGAACCTGCATCAACATGCATTTCAGCATATTTTTCAGCTTTTGTTTCTGTAAAGCCTTTTCTCATCATATTTTCTACAATGAGATCTTTTCTAAGTTTTAAACTCTCTTCTGTTTCACCGTTAATATGTTCTTCTTTGATGCTATCTAAGATTTCTATTTGGTTAGCTGATTCAACATACTCTTCTGCAGGTACTCCTGCTCTAAAAGCTTCTAAGGCTTTCTTCTGTTTATCATTTAAGTCAGAGAACTCATTTTGCTTTACTGTAGTTTTAATTGCTTCTAAAAAAGTTTTAGCGTCAGTAATTTTTTCAACTTCGTCAGTTAAAAGAACTCCCTCATCAGCTAGAATTGAGGCAAAGGAATTAAATAAAGAAGGCTGTTCAGAATCTGATTTAGGTTTTTTATCACCTAGTTCTGTTATTTCTTCTGATGAGGGAGACTTTTTTTCTTTTGGATCAGCTAAAGGATCAATTTTGTCAGAATCATCATCTTCTGGTTTTTCAGCAACTTCAATTCCCAACTCAGTTAGGTCAATTAAATTTTCAGTATTTTCAGTTTTTTTGTCTTGATTAAGAACATTTGATTTGTCGTCAGTTTTTTCTTCTGGTCTTTCTTCTGGTGTTTCTTCAATAACACCTTCTGCATTTATTTCAATTTCCACTTCTGGAGAATCTTCCATATCTGCATTCATAAACAGTTCATCCATTTTTCTTCTTTTCCTTTGTAATACAAATAAACAAATTAACTAACTTGATATAACGATTGTTGAGCAAATAGCATAAAAATTTATACCTCTACTATAGCTTTTTCTTACCTAGAAGAAGCTGCTGGTCGTTGTCTCTGTATAGCCAATTGTTTTCTTTTAATTTCATGATCTTTAGAGTTTTTATTAGATGTTTCTCTTAATTGATCATATTTGAATTTGATGTCTGCAGCATTCTTTGCCGCTGTCTCTCTTAGCTTCTCTAATTCTAAAAGAGATTTACCTCCATCATCTTCGTTTCTTTCTTGATTAATTCCTGCTATTTCTAGCTTAGTACTTTCTTGCAGATAAATTTTCTCTTTTTCCCATTCTCTTAAAGCTTCAGAATCTGCTGCCGTTTGCTCTATGTTCTGTTGCCGTACTTGTAGTTCTTCTTTTCTTGCTTGTTCCTGCCTTTGTTCAGATTCTTTTTCAGAAGCTTCTATTTTACGTCTAATAGAACCTAAACTATCGTCCATGTATATAGACATTAGTGTAGAGAAGTTCATTTTATCATTCTGAATACCTGCGTGAGCAAGTTCTTTCATCATTTCATAAAGTCCAGTATCTCTGTTAGAATCAGAAATAAAAATATCAAAATCTGCTTCAAGAGAATCATTGTCACCAAATTGATATATTAGCGTGGACATGTCTCCTAGGACATCTTGATATTTTTTAGGATTATCTTTTACAGCTATTTTAGCTGTTTCTAAACCTATTGTTAACATTCTGAGTTTCCAGTCATCGTGTGCTGCAAATAACCATTCAGTTATATGAGAGGTTTGAATAATCTCTCTTTGAACATTACCTACAGCTTCTTTAGAAGATATCTGACCTTGTCTGGCCCTAGATACTCCTACTATTTCTCCCATTTCATTTTTAATATGGTCCATCATATTCATATAAAGCTGAATAGAGTTTCCCATTTCCATGTCAATCATTGGAGAACTTTGGTTCATTGCTCCTGCTAATTTACCTTGAGATGCTCCTTTAGTGCTTTCTTGGAAAGCGTCATAAGGAAGAGCATTCATTGATTTAGCAAAAGCTAACCATTGCTCTGTCTGCCATCCGTCTGGCTTTTCATGCATAGGTAAGCGCATAATCTTACCCCAGTTTTTAGCAATCATTATTTCTGTATTGTACATAAGAACATTGTACATATACTGATATGGTTTCATCATATCCATAGGAGCTACTACTTTACTATCATTAGTATTGTGTAGAGTTCCTACAATACCAGGATGGCATCTGCTAGGGTTTTGTATATTTCTATATTGAAGTTTCTTTGGTTGAAGACGAGTATAAATTCCACCTTTGTCTTTAGCGTTAGCTTTTCCGCCAATCTTGTGACCTTCCCACCATTCAGATATCCAAATAGTTTTTGAAGTTTCGCCTAAAGTTTTATCAACAATATCGTTTTCATCTCTTAATTCTTTTTCTTCTTCTCCCCAATCATTAATGGTTGTTACCCATTGCATTTTTCTCATTGATCTCCAATATACTCTTAGAACTCGTATGTTCCCATCCTGGTCTATTGGTGCTCCAAAACTTATATCTTTTTCTAATTGAGTAGTATCTATATTAGAGTCTAACCTTAGTGCTAAATCTGGACTATCTCCTAAGTCGTTAAATCCTCTTTTTCCTCCTCCTGCAGAAGACGTTGTAAATCCACTTTCTATTTCTTTTACTTGACTAGCATTTAAAACATCCCAATATTGATCTACTACTTGTCCAGGGGACATGTAAGTATCTATAACTATAATATCAGCATCTTCAAAATAAGGACTTTCTCCTGATCTTACAGTATGAATCTTAAGTGGGTTTACAATTTCGCAAACAGGTTCTCCTGCTACTATATCCCATAATCCAACTTCTTCTCCTGATATGCAAGCATCTTTAAAAGCTTTATTAAATTTTCTTTTTAGATTTTGTCGTTTATAAATATGGTTTAAGAGTTTGCTGCCTGCTTCTTCTCTGAAGTCTTGCCACTCATAGTTTAAGTATTTCATATAACCTTTAAGCTCATGTTCCATTTCTTCTTCTGGAGTTTCTTCAATGAGCTGTTTGATATAGTCTTTTATCTTTTTAGATTTTTGCAATTCTTTAGAAGATATAGCATCGTCATTAGATACTCTTACTTTCCAGTCAAACTTTCGTTTAAGTTCTTCTCCTACTAATAAGTCTATTTTAGGAGCTGATATAGGATAGTTTTGCATTTTAGCTGGTATAGCCATTCCGCTTAATCCAAAAGGATTACATACTTTTTCTACATCTTCCTGATCAAGTACGTTAGAATACAAGTTGTAATTAGTCTTTTTGTTTTGGTAGGATTGTCTAAATCCTTCATTGGTATAAAGAGAATGTTGTTGAGCAGCGTCTATGCATGCTTTAGCCCATGTCTCTGTTTTTTGAGCAATAGATTTTCTTTGAGAAGGAAACTGATGATTATTTGAGGAAAGTGGAAGTGTCATAATTTATTATCTAAGCTGACAAACTTATCTATATTATAATTAACATTAATGTATCAGAGTGCTTTATTTATTATGAGTTAGGTTATATTTTATTATCATAATAGGTTAAATTTTCCTCCTAGTGCTTGACCATTCCTTGTAGGAACAGCAGCTCCAGAATGTTTTTGAAACCATTTATTAAAAAATTCATCTCCCATATCACTTTTAGGTTTTTCTTCATAGGTGGGCACTCTATTTATTCTTTCTTCTCTAAGTATCATTAACATGCCTATTGCAGATATTCTGTCAAAGTTTCCATCCATGTTCCAAGCAATAGCTTCTTTTATAAGTCCTATAGAACGAATCTTAAACATATTCATTACAGTTTCTGCTTCAGGATCTGTATCATAAGCTGGAGATAACATCCAGTCTGCCGCCAGTCTTCTACCCCATTCATTAATTCTTTTACCTGAGTTAGTACCTTTAGATTTATTTCCGTGATTAATTCCTTTAACCATATCCATATCTCTAAGTATTTCTGGAGTATCTACAAGATAGTGTAAAGCATGCTTTTTCTTAAAGTAAGCAAACATACCTTTCTTGTCATTTTCATAGTTACACTGGGCATTGTAATACTTAAGCAATCTTAAAGTATTCTCGTAATATTCTTCTGCTGTATGTTCTCTAGAAGTATACTCTGCTACTATCCTATCTGTCATTACATTCATGATATAAGTACAGCATACAGAATCTGTACTAGAGTGGTCATCATCTACAGGGTCAGTACCTGCAATATAAACTCCATGAGGAGGTACTCCTCTAGGACCATTTACAGGTTGTTCAAATATTTCAATTCCTCCTACTTTAGATACGGACTTATCTATAGGATAATTTCTTAATATGTTTACATTAGGGTCAGGTTTCCAAGAAATATTTCCTTCTGCAGTATTAGAAAGTCTACCTACATAGTGAGGGGCAATAAAAGAAGACCTATTGGGTTCTATGTTAGCTAATAAATCTTTTAAATCAAGTACAGGAAAAATAGAACCTTCCTTACGCATAATAGCTTCCTGAGGAGTAATAGGTCTCTCTGCTCTTTCTTGGATTAATATATTAGAATCTGAAGTACCAAATCTAATTTTATTTCTTGCTGAGAATAATTGTAATAATGCTTTTACAACATCAGAGTTACCGTTTTCATCATAACATCCAGATCTATTTAAGTATTCTGGAAAGAAAAATGAACATAGTGCCGTAGAAGCATTTTTATCGAAAATATTCTTAAGTCCATATATATTGTGTCCTCCAGGATTATAGAAAGCTTGTTCAGCACCTTCAAAATCAGCTCCTTCTGTACCACCAGTACCATAAGCAATCATAGTACCAAATGCAAAATTACCGTCTTCTACTGAAGGTCTAGCAATACCCCAAGCCTTTATAAAAGCTTTAAATTTTCCTACCTCTTCCCAAATAAGATAAGTTCCCCTTTTACCCCTTGCTTTCTGAGGATCATCTTTAAGGGTAACTCCCATTATCTCATTCTTAATTCCTTTTTCTATACCTGTAAGAGGATCTTTATATCCTAACTTCCAGTGCATATTTCCTATAGAATCTTTAAGTTCTCTTCTTCTAGGCCAAGGAGTATTAGTACCTAAGAAGTCTATAACGTCTACAAACTTGTTCATTACCCCATCTTTTATAAGGTATTCTTTTTCGTTTGCTAAAGCAAATGCTTTTACGTTCTTTTGAGATTTAGTGTTTTCTCCTAGTATAGCTCTTTTAGCTAATCCTGAACCACCTTTAAACGAGAATCCTTTACCCCTAGACTTAAGTACAAATCCATGATGTCCTTTTCTTCTAGCTTGGTCCAGATAATGATAATACATATAATCGCCATCATAGATGAAAGGAAATCCTTCTATTCTATCTGCTTCTTCAAAGTCTCCTAGTTCTGTAGTGTTTCCTTCTATAGCAACAGTTACCATAATAGGAGAATAATTAAGATAAAAATAAAAGTCTCCAGGTATCCATTCACCGTCAGATTCTCTAATATAACCTTCTCTACATCTTCTAGCTTCTTCTCTCCAGAACTTTATATATTCTGAATTAGGATTTTTATTAGGATATAGGTTAGTATATGTTCCAAATTCTTCAAAGTGAGCAGCAGCTTTTCTAAAGTACGGCATGTCTTCTAAAATATGTAGATTGGTTATATCTACTATCAGCTTTCCTTCAGAGTCTTTCTCTACATCTGCTATCTTTCTTCTATTTGGATTTGTGAGAGTATCTACTAACGGTATTTGCTCTATTGCCTCATAAATATCACTGATGGTAGCTCCGTCAAATTCAGAGAGAAGTTCATCAGATAATTGGCTTTGTAATTGATTGAATAATTTATGTTTCATTAAGCTCCGTCTTCTAGTATTGATTTTTCTTTTCCGCCTTTAAGTAACTCGCTCTTAGCTGATATTTCTTTTTTAACTTGTTCTTCTAATGCAGCTAAAGAATCTACTTGTTTTCCTAAAGTAGCTATAGTATCAGATATTTGTTTAGGATTGAACTTAAGTCCTCCTTTATTATCTAGTTCTGAAAAATCTATAGTAGCTAGAAAGATCGAGAGTCTGTCTACAGCATCTCTAGCGTTTTCTAATAAACTCATAGAAACTGTTCTAGATCTATCTGTATAAAATTTCATAGCAGCTTTAATATCAGAATCTTCCTTAAATCCTTTTATATCTGAAACACAAGCTTCTTTAACTATTTCGCTTCTTTCTTGCAAGTCTCTTATGTTGTTATAGTCTGATTTATAATCACACATGAAATAAATATAAGACATTTGCTCTATAGCATTCTTCTTTAATCTATTTCTATCTCTGGTCCATAACTTCTTAAATGGAGCTAAAGTTAATGCTTCAGGTGAAAAAGTTACATTGTTGTTTTGGTCTACTTCAAATAATTCCATTATTTTAATTTTCTATCGTAATAGCCTGGCTTGTTTTTATCTTCAAAAGAAGAAATAAATATACTTTTATATTTCTTTTCTTCGTTTTTCAGTTCTTCTTCTGCTTTTAAAGAGTTTTCCTTTTTTAGTTTAGGATTAGATATAAGTTTATATTTTCCTCTATCGAGAACATGTCTAAATTCAAAATCTCCTACAGCTAATACTTCTATTAATAACGTTTTACTCCTGTATAATCTTGGAGCACTACCTAAAAAGGAAGCCAACCGTTGTAGCTGACTTCCTTTATATATTTTTCCAATCTTACTCATAGATAGCTAGTACATCCATTTCATCAAAAACAAAATATAATTCTGGTCCTGAGCTCTCTTTAGAGTCTTCTGTTTCAATTATAGAAGCTTCTTCTTTTACTTTAGGTATTTCTATGATTTCATAACGTCCTCTACTGAGTTGTTTAATGCATATCATATCTCCTAGTTTAATATGCTCAATAGCTTCACCTACTTGAAGAACTTCAGTCTTAGCTAAGTTCTTTATTTGTTCTTCAGCCATAGCTCTTCTTTCTTTTTCTCCTATAATTAAATTAGTATTAAAATTTGTCATAGGATTGGCTACTACTACTTTTCTTCCTAGTACCTTAAAAGGTAATTTATTATCCGATTTGCTCATTGTTTTTCATTATTTGTTTTGCAATAACTGCTTCTTTGCTCATGTTTTCAGCTTGGGCTAGAATCTTTTCTTTAGTCTCATCGTCTGCCCCCATATACTGTCTTACTTTATTTTTTTTAGCTTCGGTCATTGGGCCCCATTCTCTATGCCAATGTAAAAATCCTTTGTTTCTAGACTTTTTAAAACGTTTCAAAGCTTTTTGTCTAAACTTATATTCTTGAAAAGTTTCCTCATCTTCTTCTAATCTTTTAGAAGAATCATCATATCTAACTTTCAACTGCTTTCCATCTGGAGTAGTTACTTCTTCGTATTGTATTCCGCCTTCTGTATAAAGCTTATTTGCCTCTTCTGTGTTCATTCTTCTTTTTTATTGTTTTTCTTATTGCTACTATTCTTTCAGAAGTAGTACATAATTGTCCTAAGTAAGGATACCTAAAATTTTTAAATTCCTTTTCTTTTTCAATATCGTTATCTTTTAATTGTTCTCTTGTAAATTTAAACGGAGATTCTCCTATAGCTAAAATTACTTTTTGAGGAACGTTATACTTTTGATTTAAATCTCTAAGTATCTGGTTCAGAGTTTTCTGCATCTATATCCCATTTATATACTAACATAAAGCTATTTTCTGGATCTAAAATATAAGTTGGAGACAGTTTATTGTCTACTAGAAATCCTTTTCTTCTGAGCATTGTCAATTTGTTTTCTAATGCTTGTCCTGAAATACCTAAGTAATTTCTCATTTCCATTTTAGTATCATAATCAAATAACACTTTCCATCTATACTTGTCTACAGGCATAGCTTGCTTAAGAATATGATAATGGTACATTAGCTCTGCTAATAAAGAGGCTTCGTGATTAGGTAATTTATGAATAGCTTTTTTTGCCTCAAGGTATTCTCTAAAAAACCTCCTCAGAGGACTCTTTATTGTTATTACTTTTTGCTTCATTATATTCTTCTTTTTTTATTTTCCATTCTTGACTATCAATATAGTCTTCAATTGCCGTGTACCCTACATAGGTATCTTTTAGTTCTCCATCGGAACTAAATATTTGTAATATTACTTCAGGTTGTTCTATTTCTAGATCTTTTAAGTAATCTATATTATTAAGTTCGTGCATTTCTTTGTTGAAAATTTATCCATTGTTGTTTTAATTGCTCATTTCTACTTGTAGGAGCATTGTTTAAGTTTTGAGTAGCCATTGTTGCCATTCCTGTTGCTATAACAGTGTCTGATATTTGACTTGGCGCTCTTTTCCATGCTAAGTCTCCTTTTCTTTTTGAAGCTTTTATTGCACGCTCTTCTTCATCCGATAATTCTTTTAGTACTCTTTTAGAAGAAGGATTAGCTTTAATGTTTCCTTTAAGTTTACGTTCCTCAGCTTCTTTTTTTAGTTTAATTTTTAATTCTGCTACAAAGTTATCGTAATTAGGAATTATATCTTTTATAGTGTATTTATTTTCTTTCACATCTAGTAGTTTTCTTTTTCCTTCTAAAAAGTCTTTTGTAAGCTTTAGTTTTTGTTCAGACTCTCTTAAGTATTCTACTGCTTGATCAGCATTTGTTTCTGTCGCCCATCCAAAAGAATCATTAGTTGTTTCTCTAGAGAATCCTATATTATTATGAAGATAATTATTGTAAGCGTTAAGTAGTTCTTGACTATACCATCTACTATTAGTATTTTCCATATCTTCTATTAATTCTGATCCTGATCCTGCTGGGATTGAATCTTGAGGACTAAATCTAACTGTTCTTGTTGTAGCTGTCATAGTTTGTTGAAAAGTGTTTTGCTGAAGATGTTGATCAATAGCTTCTTCAAATTGTGTAGCTCCTTCTTGCCCTGTCCATATTACATGTTCCATTTAACAAATATATAAAATTATTCCGAATAAAAAAATTAAAAAAATATTGTTAAAAAGTTTTTTGTATAGTAAAAAAGATTAGCTTTGCGTGGTCCATGCAGAAAAGGTATTATATAATAAGATACTATTTCTTTTTCTGCTTCTCTTTTTCTTTGTTCACTCCTTATCAATCATTTTCATAAATGCTACATATACAGTAGAAGCTGCCATTATTATTAATACTGCTATCATTTGTTATCGTCTAACCATTTTTTAGCTATTCTATACATATGACCTGTCATCTCATATTGATAACCAAAATAATATATATTTTCTGAAAGCTCTACTCCTTTCCTTGCCTTAACATACTTTTTAATCGTTTCTACTGCCTCATCTAGAGGTATTGCTCCTATCATTACCATTTGTTCTTAGGACACTTGCTATTCCCTCTAGATTTAGCTATAAGAGGGCAACCACATGCTCCACATTTATATCCTTCTCTATAAGAGCAGGTATTACAAATAATCAGCTTTCTCTCGGCTTCTTTTTCTATCGTAGGATTAGTGTATATCACATTACCCCAACTTTTCAATATTGTTAAAATATTATCGCTTGCCATCTTTATGGTTTTACATGGATTAACTTATAACTGCTATCGCTACCTTTTATTAGTATTTCTACTAATCGGTTCAAGAAAAGGCCCCTTTTAACGTAAGGAGATTTACTTTTAAGTTCTTTGTACATTACTTTACTTTCTTCCATTTCAAATAGTAAGTTAGCTGCACCATGTTCATTTGTTTTAATAAACACTTTAGCTTCAGGTGAGTTAGCTATCTCTCCAATCACCGTCATTGCGTTTGTTATTTCTTTCATATTTATGTTTTACTTCCATTACGTTAGCCTCTTTCATAAGACTTCTTATCTTTTCGATAGACTCTACAACCACTGTCTCTGCGTCTGCATCTCCTGCAGGCACGATAAGCGTTACAAATTCTTCTTTACTATAGTTCTCCACTAATATTTCTCTAAACTTCCATATAGTGTTAGCATCAAAATAACATTTTCTAAATACGAATGTATCGTTAGCTAACATTATTAATTCTGTTATAGGTATTAATTTTTGTTCCATAGTTACAAATATATAAAATATTTTTATTATATTTGTTCTTATGGAAGAAAAAGATAAACTACTAAAAGCAATAGAAGCTTGCAACAAAAATATGAGCTTTCGAGAGTTAAGAGATGACCATTCATTATTTACTGTAGGAACTACAATAATTGAACAAATATTTACATATTCTACTGAAGTTAAGGATATTGGAGTGTTAAGTTTTAGGAACAAATATGCAGAACAATTAAAAAATAAGTAATGAGTGGAGAAGAAACTTTTCTTAAGAGGCTTAAAGAAGAATTAAAACAATTAAATAATAAATAAGATGGAAGGAAAATACACAAAACAATTAACAGAGTATGTAGAAAATTTTGAAGCTTCTCGTATAATGTTCTCAGGAATTGAAGATAGATTCTCAATAAAAAAGACAATATCTACTGATATGGCTATAGTAATTGTAGAATCAGGTGAAAGACATATATCTAGGCAAGAGGTGGTCTTTTATGATGATGATGCAGATAAAGCTATGAATGAAGCATGTGAAAATGCTCTACATGATATAGTAATGGCAGGAATGCTTGCTATATATGAACAAGATAAAACGTTTAACTTAAGTCTTACTGAGGGATAAATTCGCCTTAGGACTGTCGTCTGTTTACCGTTGGAAGCCTCTGCATTAATTTGTAGGGGCTTCTTCCGTTTATAAAGTTCTGTCACATTTTAGTAAATATTTGCGACAAAAAATTTTTTATTTTTTTTTTGAAAAATTAATGTCGAGGAATTGTATGTGGAGGTACTAAAAACTACTCCCCCCTATCAAAAACTTGGGGAACATACCCCCCACTTAAAACTAAATGAAAATGTATGAACCAAGATTTGATCTGGGGTAGTTCTTATCTCTATTATTTCTCTAATGATTATGCCTGGTTCTATATATTGGGGAGGTTGACTCCTTCCCTGAGGAATGTTTATACTTGCTTTTATATATTAAAGAATTGTTTAATCTAAATACAATAACGATGAAGAGAAAAGAAATAGCAATAGCTATAGTGTACTTTGTACTAGGTATAGGAGTATGCATATTAGGCAACATGACAATGGATGCTTATGATAACACTATTGAAGATGCTCGCTATCAAGGCTATAATCAAGGCTATGATGATGGTTGGCAAATAGGCTTTGAAAAAGGTTTAGAATGAGAAAGGAGAGATTTAATCTCTCTTATTTTTCTGAGGTTTATGAACCTTGTTCTATATATTGGTGGATATTCACCTAATCTAAAAATCTATTATCATGAATAATTTAATCTTCGGTCAAGCTCAGACTATAGCACAGCTAAAAGTAGAGCAAGGAGTTACTACATTGACAATCTCTAAGAGAGAGAACTCTGAAAAGAGATACTTTACCTGCGGTGCAGTTAGAGGCCCTGTAGCTACTAACTTTGATTCTTCAAAAACTACTATTATCAGCGAATGTACTTCGCCTGATACTGGAGACATATTCAAAATGCTCCACAATAGGGTTGAAATCAACGTTCTTGAAACACTCTAATATCAATCCTCACCTTCGGGTGGGGGTTTTATCTTTTTTATTTTTCTGAAAACTACTCTCCTCTTTCTATGTTTTGAGAGGAAGAACTTTGTTCTTCTAAATGTCTAATCAAAAAAGATAAGAAAATGGATACCATTTTAATTGTTGGGATGATAGCTTTATTTCTAGGGTTATTAGTTGGTTTTATAGTTGGGAGTGACTATGAAGCAGGTAAAAGAATGAGTAGAAAACTCAAAAGATAGTGAGATTGGAATTTCACAAACAGTAGCAGAAGAGAACACATACTTGTATTTTTAATAGTGCACTTTTTCGCAAAAGGGTATGTGTTCGCTGTTACTTAATTGTTTAATCTAAAAAATTTAATTGTAATGAAAACTGAAAAATTAACGTTTGAAATATTAGATGAAAAAGGTAATGTAATTCCTTATTATGAATTGCAACATAATCATGCTCGTAAGGTATTTAAAACTAATCCTGGAGATGATGGCTTTAGTGCTCCCTTTAATATTAATTTAGAATGGGGAGGTGATAGCTGGGCAGAAGTTTTTAACAGACCTAAGGAATATGGCACAAGAAGAGGTGGCTGTTGGGAAACTTTAAGATGTGATATAACTAAGCACCTAAACGAAGGAGATTCTATAGAAGATATAGGAGAAGTAGAATTTTACGATTGTATTTATTTTACTATGATGACGTGGTTAAAAGGTCATTGGGACCTGATAGACTATTTTGAAGAGAAAAAGTATTCTATTAGAGATAGAGAGCCTTCTGATGGGTATGAACGGCATTAAAACGACTGTTTATACAAATACGTTATGCGTAACTATATTTTGCCACTAATTGCCGTTTAGTGGCTATTTATAGGATTTCTCATTTTTGCCTAATGGGTTAGGTTTGATAGATTAGAAATTAAAAGGTGAGAGGTAGCTTAATTGTTATCTTTCACCTGTTAATGCTTTTAAGGTATAAACATTATCTTATTAGTTAACAAAATTTAGCAGAGAATATTTGGTTTGTATTTTGAGAAAAGTTAGCTTTGAGCATTCTTATTATTCATAAGAAAGAAACCTTAAGCCAGAAATAGAGTCAAAGTCTCTTTCTTTGGTTCTTTCTTTCTCTGTTGGCAATCTGCCAATCTCCCTCCTTCTATCTCCTTTATTTCTCTGAAGTTTACACACCTCTTTTTATATATTGAGTAGAAAAGCTTTTTAAGCTTTTTATTCGCATTTTCGTTTAATCTAAAAAAAAGAAATTATGAATAATTTAGAAGACCAGTTTAGAGATACTGCATTATTAAGTCAATTGTCTATGCTAGATAATATAAATTATGAGCATGTTGAAGCTAAAGACTTAATTGAAATCAAGTATGGTAAGGCTATTACGTTGTATCAACTGTTAATGCTTAGTGTTAATGATGATATTGTT